CTCGAGGGCAAGCCGCTGTTCATCAAGGACGCGCCGCCGGACATGCGGGTGATCCGCCCGCACAAGAACTTCCGCTTCGTGGCGACCGGCAACACCAACGGCGGCGGCGACGAGACGGGCCTCTACCAGGGCACCCAGATCCAGAACGCCGCGAACTACTCGCGCATGCACATCGTCGAGGAGGTCCCCTACATGGAGCCGGAGCTCGAGACCGCGGTCATCGCCAGCCAGGCGGGTCTCAAGAAGGACGACGCCAAGAAGCTCGTCCAGTTCGCCAACGACATCCGCGAGGCCTTCAAGGGCGGCCGGATGGGCATGACGATCTCGCCGCGCGAGCTCATCACCGCCGGGCGGCTCGGCGTCATGAAGGGCGCCGACTACACGGCCGGGCTCAAGCAGGGCTTCATGAACCGCATGAGCCGGGTCGACCGCGAGGCCGCCTCGCAGCTCGCCCAGCGCTACTTCGGGTGAGCGCCATGCGCGACACCCACCCGATCCAGTGGAAGGACTGGCGACACGTCGTGGAGCGCTCAGCGTTCCGCTACCTCAAGCGGGCGCACGCGGCAGGCGCCCGCTCGGTGATGCTCTCGGACGTGGTCTCGGAGCTGTCGCTCGCCTGGGTGATCGCCCGGGAGCGGTTCGACGCCAGCAAGGGCGTGCCCTTCGGCGCCTACCTGCAGCTCGGCATGCGCAACCACATCAACGACTGGATCGACCGGCAGATCGGCCACGCCGCGGCCCTCGATCTCGACGAGGAGCGCGGCGACGAGGGCTCGGACCTGCACGAGGCGATCCCGGACCACGGCCCGCTCCAGGACGAGCTGCTCGGCGACACCCAGGAGTTCGAGCGCAACCTCAGTCTGCTCTCACCCCAGGCGCGTCAGTTCGTGGAGCTGCTCGCGAACCCGCCGCTGGCCCTCTACGAGGAGATGACGGCGATCCAGGCCCGGGCCGAGTTCGCCAATTCGCGGGGCATCCGCGCGGGCGTCCCGGGCCACATCACCGGCTCCCTGGTCCTCGACCTCATGGGCGCCGACCGCGTGGAGCGGAACAAGATCTACCGCGAGGTGAAGCACCTCGCGCGGTTCGCCATCAGCTAAGGAAATAAGTAAGTGCTGACTTCTGCCTTGCGCCCCGGCTGTTTCGGCTACGCTCTCTCCCACCGAGAGGACGCGGCCGAGTGCATCTCGTGCCCGTTCTCCGAGGAGTGCGCGCGTATCGGCGCCGAGCAGCTCGCCCGGCGTCGCGCGGAGCTCGGCATCGTCGCCAAGCCCCGAGCCAAGGTCGTGCGTCAGCCCAAGCCCCCGGCAGAGGTTCACGCCACGGGCGTGCTCACCGAGGGCCTGCCGAAGAAGGTCGAGGAGCTGCTGGCCCGCATCGAGCGCGCCGGCATCTCCGTCACGGCCGCGCTCGCGCGCGGCGAGAACCCTTTCACCACGAGCCCGGCGTTCCTGCGCGTCACCTGTCACCTGCTCCTGCACATGCGGGCGGGCATCGACCGGACGACGCTCAAGACGGCGTTCGTGAGGAAGCTGGGATGGAGCGAGGGCACGGCGGCCGCCCACGCGACCCAGGCGTTCCAGGCGCTCACCGCGCTTGGAGCCGCAGCCGAGAGCAACGGCCGCCTCACACTGAGGACCCTATGACCGACGAGACCCCGAAGACGAACCGGCGTCAGCAGCGCCTCGACGCCGCCAAGGCGCGCGCCGAAGCCGAGACCCTGGAGCCGGTGCAGCCGGGCCAGCCCATCGAAACCCCGCCCCGGCGCACGTTCGTGGCCTTCGTCCACGAGGACGCCGACGGCTTCGATCGCCATGACCGCATGTGGGTCGACGGTCTCGCCGACCTGCGCACCCTCGATGCCCTGCTGAAGGTCGAGCAGGTCATCACCGAGCAGAAGCAGCTCAAGAACGTCCGCATCATCAACTGGCGCGCCCTGGAAGGCTGATCCTCAACATGCACGCGATCCTGGCCGCACGGTCGAACTTCAGCATCGGCGAGTCGATCCTCGCCATCGACAAGCTCGTCGACCGCGCGGCCGGGGCCGGCGCGAAGGCGGTCGGCATCACCGACACGATGTCGTGCACCGCGTTGATCGAGCTGACCCAGAAGGCGCAGAAGGCCGGCATCAAGCCGGTCATCGGCTGCCGCTTACGGCTCGTGGACGACGTCACCTGGCGCAAGACCAAGGAGAGCAAGAAGGCGCCGCCGGAGTTCTTCGTGACCTGGTATGTGCTGTCGCAGACCGGGCTCATGGCGCTCTACCGGCTGCTCTCGCTCGCCAACTCCGAGGACCGTTTCTACAACGTCCCCAAGCTCGCGTTCGATGATCTCTATGCAGAGCTTGCGAACGTCACTGCGGCAGACGTCGCGATTGCGACAAGCGACGCGCACAGCGTCGTTTCGCACAAGTCAGCGTCTCAGATACTACGCAAGATTTCCGACGCTCTGAGCGCGTCTAATACGTTCTGCACGCTGGTGCCGGTCGACACGCCCTACTGGGACACGCAGAACGTCAAGGCGCTGGCGCTCGCCGAGGAGCTCGGCCTGCCGACGCTGGTCGCGGCCCCTGCCCTCTACGAGGAAGGCTCCGCGGACGCGGCCGACATCATGAACGCCGTCACCCGCAACGTGAAGCTCACCGAGCCCTGGGCGTGGTTCAACGCGGTGCGCGACCTGCACCCGAAGACCCTGCCCGAGCTGGTGCGCGACGTGAAGGCCGCGGCCAAGCGGCTCGAGGAATACCGGGGCGTGCCGACCAAGGGCCGCTTCTCGGAAGGCCTCAAGAACACCGCGCGCCTCGTCGACATGGTCACGTTCGCCTGGGTGAAGTCGGCGCCCTCGCTGCCGGTCATGGCGCCCAACGAGTTCGCGGCTGTGGTGGCCGCCTGCAAGGTCGGCTGGAAGGAGCGCTTCACGGCGGAGGTGTTCGGGCACCGGCCCGACATGGACGAGCTGAAGGCGGTCTACGAGCCGCGGCTGCGCTACGAGCTGTCCGTGCTCAAGAACCTCAACTTCTCGGGCTACTTCCTCCTCGTGCAGGACGTGGTCGTGTGGGCCAAGAGCCAGGGCATCCTGGTCGGCCCGGGCCGCGGCTCCGTGGGTGGCTCACTCGTCGCTTACCTGATGGGGATCACCGACTGCGACCCGATCCGCTTCGGTCTTCTGTTCGAGCGCTTCATCAACCCCGAGCGTATCGACCTTCCCGACGCCGACCTCGACTTCATGTCCGAGCGCCGGCACGAGGTGTTCCAGTATCTCATCCGCAAGTATGGGACGGCGCGCGTGGCCGGCGTCTCGAACTACGGGCGTCTGGGCGCCTCATCGGCGATCCGCGACGTGTCGCGCGTGTTCGGGCTCAACGAGGAGCTCTACCGCTGCTCGAAGTTCGTGCCGAAGAAGCACGGCCAGCCGGTCAAGCTGACGGTCGCGGCCGAGGAGGTCTCCGAGATCGCCGCCTTCAAGAGCGCGAACCCGGAGATCTGGGACACGGCCGAGAAGCTGGAAGGCACGCTCCGCAACCTCTCGCAGCACGCCGCCGGCGTCGTCGTGGGCGGCGTCGACCTGGTCGAGCGCGCGGTGATCGAGCGGCGCAAGGCCCCGGCCAAGCCCAAGGAAGGCGAGGAGCCGGTGCCGGATCTGCCGGTGGTGTGCTGGGACAAGCGCATCGTCGAGGACCAGGGCCTCGTGAAGATGGACATCCTGGGCCTCAACACCCTCGACCTGATCGCGCTCACCCTCGACTACATCCGCAAGCGGCGCGGCAAGAAGGTCGACCTGCTGCGGATCCCGCTCGATGAGCCGAAGGTGCTCGACAACTTCGCCCGCGCGATCTCGACCGGAATATTTCAGTTCGAGGGCGGCGGTATGCGCCGACTTCTTAAGGAGCTCGGGCGCGACGGCACGATTACCTTCGACGACATCACGGCCGCGACCGCGCTCTACCGGCCAGGCCCGATGGAGTCGGGCATGATGGACAGCTACTGGAAGCGGAAGCAGGGCCACGAGAGCGTGGACTACGACCACCCGCTCCTGGAGCCGGTCCTGGCGCCCACCTACGGCGTGTTCGTCTACCAGGAGCAGGTCATGAAGGCCTCCCAGGTTATCGCCGGCTACTCGGGCGCGGACGCCGACAAGCTCCGCAAGATCATGGGCAAGAAGCTCCCCGAGGAAATGGCAAAGGAGCGCGGCAAGTTCGTAAACGGCTGCATCAAGACAGTCGAATGCACGCCGGAATGGGCCGGACAGTTGTTCGACAAGATCGAAGGCTTCGCTGGATACGGGTTCAACAAGAGTCACTCCGTAGAATACACCTTGATTTCTTATCAGGCGATGTATCTCAAGACCCATTACCCGGTGGAGTTCTTCGCAGCCGCCCTGTCGCTGATGCCCCAGGACAAGCTGCCGGGCCTGATGAAGGACGCCGAGCGGCTCGGCATCGAGGTTGATCTGCCCGACATCAACCACTCCACGGGCCAGTTCGAGATCGTGACCGACACGCGCCTCTGCATGCCCTTCAACCGGATCAAGGGTATCTCGGCGCTGACCACGGAGGCGATCCTGAAGGCGCGGAACGACGGGCAGGGGCCGTTCACGTCCAAGGCCAACCTGTCCGAGCGGGTCGAGCGGCGCCGCTGCAACGTCAAGCACGTCGGGCTCCTCGACCTGGTCGGTGCCTTCGCCGACATCGAGCCGGGTCAGCTCCATCGCCGGCACCCCGACCGGATCAAGGACCAGCGCGAGCTGATCCCGGGCCTCATCACGGCGCACGTTCCGATCAACCGGGAGATGCACAAGGACCGGGACAGCCGGATCAAGATCCTGGAGGTGTTCGCCGACTACTCGGACGGCTGCGCCGAGGACGGCATGCCGGTGAAGATGACCACCGGCAAGAACATGCGCTTCATGGTGATCCTCGACGCGCCCTCGAAGGGTGAGGATGCGTCCGGGCGCATGAGCTACGACAACCGCGGCAGCTACTGCGTCAGCGAGTGGGTCCAGGAGGCGCTCGACGCCAACGACCTCTCGCGGGCCGACGCCTACTGGACCGCGCTCATCAAGCGGCCCAAGGCCGGCAAGCAGGTCTCGGCGTCCGAGATCGCGACCTACGCACCATATCTCCAGCGCGAGATCGAGATCCTCAAGCCGCCGGTGATCGTGCTGCTCGGCTCGACCACGGTTCGCCAGTTCATCCCCGACTTCAAGGGCAAGGCGTCCGAGGTCGCGGGCGAGGTGGTCTACCACAAGGAGCTCGACGCCAACCTCGTGATCGGCTTCGCCCCAGGCGAGATCTTCCACGAGGCGTCCAAGCAGGCGAAGCTCAACGAGGTGTTCGAGGTCGCGGCGTCGCTGACGGAGTGAGTGTCGGGAGTGTGGCGATGAGTGATGACCGGCCGGTGGGGATCGTCGAGGCTGACACGATGGGTGGTCTCGACCGTCGCCTCCTGCTGGAGATGCTCTACGCCGTCCAGGTCGGGGAGAAGATCCTCTTCGAGGATTTCGACACGGTGTTCGGATCGAATTGGCGCCGCCGTCAGGTCTGCGAGCAGCTCGCCGACATCCTGCGTCGGTTTCGGAGGAAGGGCTTCAACTTCGTGACGATCCGGCACGTCGGGTTCTTGCGTTTGCCTGCCGGTGCTCGTCCCCGGCGCGTGGTGTTCGGCCATCTGGACCGCGAGATCTGGGCCATGGCCGAGGCGGCGCCGCGGGCGAAACTCCCGGCCTGACGTCAACCGGCGTCGTGGTGCATATCGGGGACAACCCGGGCGCCAGGGCACATAGCTGTGGATGTGGGGGACAAGCCCGGGCCTGTCGGTGACAGCGCTCGGGCTTGTGCTACCTTGAGCGCGTTGGAGGCAACCTTCCCGTCACGACGGCCCCATGGCTCGTGGGGCTTACGGCGACCTAGCCGATCGCCGTCGCGTGAGTAGGCAGACGGGAAGGAGGTGAGCAATGTGCTGATGATCCCCCTCGTGAGGATCACCGTTACGAGAAACCCGAGCGGTGAGTGGTCTGTGACCATCACGCTCGGGCTCGCGTAACACGTAGCTGCCAGGCTACCAACCAAGGAGATCCGCGGGGGCCACCGCGGGTCTCCACCTCGTAAGATAGCCTTACAACCCGCATTGTAAACACGCGCCGTTGTCAAGCTCAGCCGTCCAGCGTGGCATGTGGATAACCGGGAATGCGAAATTCCCGGCCGGTCCCTCACAAAACCCGACATGCGCTCGCTATAAGAGATCAGTCAGCACTTACTTACGTGAGGCACGAGTGAACCCACCCACCTCTATCGAGGGCCGCCTCGCGCCGCCCCTGAAGGTGCGCCCCGGCATCGGTCGCATCGTCCACTACCACCCGCTGCCCAGCGAGGCCGCGAAGATCCCGCAGCCGTTCGCGGCCCTGGTCTCGGGCGTGTTCGAGGGCAGCGACGGCTCCGATCTGCTCTCGCTCCACGTCTTCGCGCCCGGACGGGCATTCGTGCCGGAGATGAGCGTGCGTGAGGGTGGCCCGGATCAGCCGGGCACCTGGTCATGGCCGCCGCGGGTCTGAGCGCCATGAGCGACGAAGCCCAGACCCAGGAGGCGCCGCCCGCGCCCGCCCTGCCCGCTCCGAAGCCGGTGCAGGTCCGCCAGGTCCGCGTGGTCGACTACCTCAAGGAGGAGGACCTCAAGACCAAGCTCTCCTACTCGCTGAACGACCTCTCGACCGCGATGGCCGAGCAGGCGTCGCTGTTCGCCCACTTCGGCGTGCTGGCGGCCAAGGCCTCGCGCCAGGTCGACAACATCAAGATCCTCATCGAGAACACCGAGGCCCGCGTCGATCGCGAGATCCGCGAGGCGATGGCGATCCTCAACGAGAAGATCACGGAAGGCATCGTCGAGCGGAAGATCGCCCGGCACCCGCAGGTGGTCGCCTACAAGCGCGCCCTCAACGAGGCCAAGCAGGTCGAGAAGGTCGCCAACACGACCCTCGAGGCCTTCAAGCACCGGCGCGACATGCTGGTGCAGGCCGGCGCCATCTCCCGCGAGGAGCGGAAGGGCGAGCTGTCCCTGTCGGTGAAGCGCGAGCTCCAGGACAATCAGAAGTCGGCCGCCGAGCGCGTGGGCGCCCGTGCAGCCCGGTCGATGGCAGAGGCCGAATGATGGTCGTCGGCATCGCCCTCCTGGTCCTCGGCGCCGTGTTCTGGACCCGCGCCCAGATCCGCAAGCCGCGCCCACCCGTCCCGGTGCGCCGGCACCGCCCCTTCTAGGGGCTCCCCATTCGCGCAGTTCCCATCCGGGACTGCGAGGATTAGCGCAAACTCCGACGAGTGTGCGCTATAATAGAGCAGCAAAAGACGAAAGTCTTAGCAAGCAACCAAGCACCGGCAGCAGCGCTCAGCGCAAATCGCCAAACCGAAAGCAGAAGCACAAATGGCACTCAGCCCCGCAATGATGGCTCTCGTGAAGGGCGCCAAGAACCGCTACAGCCGCTCGAACTCCAAGTTCGTGAAGCTGAAGGAGGGCAAGACCCGCATCCGCATCATCGCCACCGAGGAGAAGTTCTGGCAGGACCTCGGCGTTCACTGGATCAAGACCGAGATCGGCGGCAAGCCCGTCGCGGTCGTGGGCTGCCACGACCTCGTGAAGGACGAGCCCTGCCCGATCTGCGCCGCGATCGAGAAGGCGATGAAGGCCGCGACCGACGACGAGACCGTGAACCTCGTCAAGGAGTGGAAGACCAAGAAGTCGGTCCTGGTGAAGGCGATCATCCGTGACGGCGCCGATGCGTCCCCGGATCCGCAGATCCTCGAGCTGACGCCCTCGACCTTCGGCACCATCGTGTCGATGATCGAGGAATACGGCACCGAGGTCGACCCGCTGTCCCCGACCGAGGGCATCGACTTCGTCATCACCCGGTCCGGCAAGGGCCTCGACACCCGTTACGAGCCGATCCCGGCGCTCAAGTCCACCCCGCTCACGAAGGACCAGATCGCGAAGGCCAAGGAGATCAACCTCCTGGAGGCCGTCGAGAAGGAATACTTCCGCGGCGAGGAGAACAAGGCGCTCAACGCGATCGGTCAGGCGACCGGCATTACGCTCGCCATCGCCCCGCCCGCGCGCGCCGCTGGTCTGCTGACCTCGACGGTCGCCGAGGAGGAGCCCGAGCCGGCCCCGACCCCGGCCCCGAAGGCTGCCCGCCCCGCTGCCCGTCCGGCCGCGGTCGTGGAGGATGCCGAGGTGGTCGAGGGGACCCCGGCCCCGAAGGCTGCCGCCGGCAGCGAGTTCGGTGCCGACGTCAAGGACGACGAGCTGGACAGCCTGCTCGACGATCTGGACGGCGTCTGAGCCTCGCTAGGGAGGGCGCACGCGCCCTTCCCTCTCACAGGGCGCCAGTCTCACGGGCTGGCGCCCTTTCCCCTGTCAGCGAGGCTCCCATGTCATTTCTCACCACACCGCCGCACGTCCACACCAAGGAGCAGGCTGAGCTCGAAGGCGAGCCCGGCGAGGACTTCTGGGCCATCGTCGCCATCAGCTTCTTCGGTGAGCGCGGCGACTGCGAGGCGCATGTGCTCAAGCAGTCCGACGACTGCCGCACCAAGGACATCTTCATCAACGGCGGCCTGACGTCCGACAACGGCGACGATCTCGAATGGGTGCCGGAGACCGCCGGCCCGAGCGTCTACCGGATCGAGATGAACCCGCTCGGCGACGAGGACGATTTCGACCTCAACGTCGTCAAGGCCGAACTCCTGTGGGAGCTGCCGGCATGAAGCACCGCGGCCACCTCCTCATCGACGTGAATAACCTGGGTTTCGCGGCGACCAGCACGAAGCCTCTCACCGTCGGCGAGCAGCAGACCCAGGGCGTGCTCGGCGTCGTCCGCTCGATCCGCATGATGGTCGCCACCTATCCCCAGTTGAGGCCCATGATTTTGTGGGACGGTGATAGCTGGAGGAAGAAGGAGATCGAGGGCTACAAGGGCTCGCGCGACGCCAAGGCCCAGACCAAGAACGACGAGAAGCAGCTCGCCATCCGCGCCTCGTGGCGCTCGCAGCGCCCGCTGGTCTCGCGGTTCATGAAGGCCTGCGGCGTGCCCCAGCTCATCGCGGCGAACCTCGAGGCCGACGACCTCGCCGGCATGCTGGTCAAGCGCTACGCGCCCGACCTGGAGAAGGGCGCCAAGATCCTGATGATCTCCGGCGACAAGGACTGGCTCCAGCTCGTCCGGCCCGGCGTCGCCTGGCACTGCCCGATCCGCAAGAAGCGGATCACGCACACCAACTTCTCGGAGATGGTGGGCTACATGAAGCAGAAGACCACGATCCAGGCCGACGGCACCAAGCTCGTCGAGGATCTGGGCTGGCGCGGCTGCCCGAGCCCGGCCGCCTACCTCGAAGTCAAGGCGCTCATGGGCGACCTGTCCGACGAGATCCCGGGCGTGGGCGGCATCGGCGAGAAGGGCGCGTTCGACCTGGTGCGCCAGTTCGGCACCGTGCGCGGCTTCTTCGAGGCGGTCGAGATCCACCAGGTCAAGGTGCCCAAGAAGCTCGCCGACTTCTGCTCCGAAAAGGAGAAGCGGGAGATCTTCTACCGCAACCTGCGGATTATGGACCTGATGCACCACGACATCCCGGCCCCGGTGCGGCCCAAGGTTCACAAGCCCGAGTTCAACCCGGACGCCGTGCGCGAGCAGTGCGAGGCGCTCCTGTTCAACCAGATCCTCAGCGACGTGGACGGCTGGCTCGAACCGTTCGCCGCGCTGAGTTCAGTCAGCACTGACACGAGGAAGACCGCATGAGCACCGCGCAGCAGAAGATCGAGGTCGCCGTCGAGCGCGCCGCGCAGGCGATCGCCCGGCTGGTGAAGACCGTCGAGAGCGAGGGCAAGAACCTGAAGCCCGAGGAGGTCCAGAAGGCCTTCGGCTACCTCGCCCTGACGGCCAGCGCCGCGCAGACCCGCGCGTTCGCCGCGCTCACGAGCACCAGTCTGTCAGGCTTCTCGCTCGACCGGGAGCTGCCGGCGATCCCGGCCATGCAGGTCGCCACGGCCCCGGCGCGGCTGATCCCCGGCGCGACGATCACCGTGAGCCCGGCGCCTGCCGGCCCGCGGACCCCGAGCGTCCAGGAGCTCGGCGGCCGCTTCTGCAAGGACGCCCGGGACGCCGCCCGCTCGCGGGTGCCCGGAGACGACCGGGGCCTACCCGCCCCGACGGACGACGAGGAGCCCGCGTTCCTCGACGAAGACGAGACCGACCCTGACATCGAGACGGAGTGAAGCACACATGGCATCGGCAGCAGACATCGCGAAGGCCCTCGACAGCCTGATCGGCGGCAACGACGACGAGGCGACCGTCAAGAACTTCCTCGACACCGGCTACGCGCCGCTCAACTACGCCCTGTCCTCGCGCTGGGACGGCGGCATCGCGGTCGGGCGCCAGGTCGAGATCGCCGGCCCCTCGACCTCGGGCAAGACGGCGATCGCCACGCGCGCCATGATCGACGCCCAGCGGCAGGGCGGCATCGCCGGCTTCTTCGACCACGAGCGCTCGTTCTCGGGCGCTCTGGCGCAGCGCATCGGTCTCGACACCACGCCCGGCCGCTTCCTCTACAAGAAGCCGCGCACCTTCGAGGACAGCCTCACGCTGGCCGTCCGCGCGGGTGAGCTGATCCGCACCAAGAAGCTGATCGCCAAGGAGGCGCCCATCTGCTTCGTGTTCGACAGCCTCGCCTCGATGGTCCCGCAGTCCGCCCTGATCGACATGAAGACGGGCAAGGACAAGGACATGACGGACCGGAACATGAACGACAACACGGCGCTCGCCCGCGCCACGTCGGCTCACCTCCCGGCCTTCAACCTCTACATCGAGGAGCTGGGGATCTCGGCGATCTTCACGAACCAGATCCGCATGAAGATCGGCGTCATGTATGGCGACCCGCGCAAGACCCCGGGCGGCGAGGCGCCCTACTTCTACGACACCCAGAAGCTCATGCTCGGGGCGGCGTCGAAGATCCAGAAGGGCAAGGGCGAGGACGCCGAGGTCCTGGGTGTCGAGGTCTCGGGCGTAGTCGCCAAGAACAAGGTCGCCCGGCCGTTCCTGCGCGCCTCCTGGCGCTTCATCTTCCAGCCCGACGGCTTCGGCAAGTTCGACGTCGAGCGGTCCCTGATCGAGTTCCTGGTCAAGGAGAAGCTGCTGCCCGAGGGTCGGCCGGGCTTCGTGGTCTGGGACGGCAAGCAGATCGCCAAGGAGCAGCTCGCCCGCAAGATCGAGGCGGGGAACGCCCTCAACGAGCTGCACGCGCTGCTGCCCAAGGCCTACGAGCCGCCGGTGGTCGGTGAGGAGGACCTGACCGGCGAGACCGACGCCGCCCCGATCGCCGCTTAAGCACTCTCACGGCGCCGGATCTGACAGGTTCGGCGCCGTATCCCTTAACCGATGCTGCAACGCGGGCAAGAACGGGCTATGTCTCTCTAAGCAGAGGGAACCCCGGTCGTGTCAGCGTTAAAGGTCATCTCCATCTGGAATCCGTATGCGTCGCTCCTGGCGCACGGACACAAGCTCATCGAGACGAGGGGTTTCCCCGCGCCCAAGAGCTTGATCGGCACCCGGATCGGCATCGCGTCGACCAAGACGATCAAGCACGAGCAGCGCGAGGCGATGAAGGACCCGGTCTTCGCCCGCTACTACTTCGAGACGAACCTCCCGCGTCAGATCGAGGAGCTGCCCAACGGCTTCCTCCTCGGCACCGTGCTGCTGCACTCGTGCGATCAGATCACCGAGGAGGACATCGAGGACGTGACGGAGGAGGAGCAGGCCTACGGGTGGTGGAAGCCGGGCCGCTACGCCTGGCGCTGCCGCGATCCCCAGCCACTCGCCGAGCCAGTGCCGGTCCGGGGCGCGCAAGGCATTTGGACTCTCCGTGAAGCGACGATCCTCTCTTTCCCCCGATCCCAGGCGGCTTGAGGCCGTCAAGAACGGCAACCGGCTCTACGGCTACATCTACCAGGTGCCCGATGGCCGGAAGGTCTACCTCGCGCACCGCTTCCGGGAGGAGTGGTTCCGGGGCGGCGAGACCTGCGTCTCCGACGCCGTGCGCCTCAAGAAGGCGGCCTTGGCGATCGACGACGCCACGCTGCTGAAGCTCCGCGCCCGCAAGATCGACTTCGTCGGCATGCGCGAGGAGGAGACCGGCGACCTCTACCTCACGCGCCTTGAGAACTACTTCGACCGCGATAAGGCGCCCTACCGGAACTACACCGGCCGCGGCGGCGCGCTCCAGCGCTTCCTGCCGCGGCATCTGTTCGCGTATCGACGCGCCGCCATCAAGATGCCGAAGCGCTGACGCACGAACCCGCGCAAAACCCGACGCGCGCTCGCTATAACGAGTCAGTCAGCACTGACTGACACCACGCACAGAGAGAGACATGCAAGTCGCAATCGCCACCGCCTCCGTCGCCGCGCGCCCTGCCCCGAAGGATCCGGACCTCGTCGACCGCGTGAAGCGCACGCACACCTCGATGTCGATCGCCGAGTTCATGATGCTGGAGGATCATCCCCGGCAGCGCGACACCGCGCGGCACGCCGAGATGGCGAAGAAGAAGCACCTGGCGCAGCCCTCGCCGACGCACGCCGTCGTCCACGTCGCGAGCTACATGGGCCGGCAGTATAAGCTCGACGGCCACACCCGGGCGTTCCTGTGGGGCAAGGGTGAGCTGAAGGCGCCCAAGAACGTCGCCGCCCACATCTACATGGTCGACACCTTCGCCGACCTCCTGGAGCTCTACACCCACTTCGACAACGCCTCCGCTGTCGAGACGACGGCCGACAAGCTGTCCGGCGCGGCTCGCCAGGCCGCGGTGGAGTTCAAGAGCAGCCACCTGCGCCGCTACAAGTTCGCCGCCGCCCTGCGCATGGCCTCGCGCCTGCTCGGCCCGGAAGTCGCCGACATCTACCGGAACCTGGAGACCTTCCGGGATGAGCTGGTCGCCCTCGACGAGTTGGACCCGAACGCCCGGCTGTTCCCGGTCGGCGTAATCGCCGGCGCGGTCATCATCCTGCGCAAGGACAAGGCCGACGCGCTCAAGTTCCTGGGCGCCTATAACGCGAACGCCGGCCAGAAGACGTCCACGCACTGCGACGGCGTCCAGGCGCTCCACGACCTCATCACCCGCACGGTGCGCGGCAAGAGCGGAAACAGCCGCACCCTGGAGCTGATGAATAAGACGGTCGCGACCTTCGAGCGCTACCGGAAGGGCGGTCTCTACCTCAACAACAAGGTCGGCCCGAAGGTGCAGGGCGTCGACCTCTCGGGCTACCTGGCCTGATGACCTACGGGCTCCTCTCCGACATCCACGCGCATGCGTGGAGCGCCTTCTCGACCCGCCTCCCCTGCGGCCGCAACTCGCGGCTCCAGATCATCGTGGACGAGATCAACCGGGCAGCGGCCGAGGTGCGCGCTGCCGGCGGCGACACGCTCGCCTTCGCCGGCGACCTTTTTCATACGAGAGGCTCGATCGACCCCGAGGTGTTCAACCCGGTGATCGAGACCATCAAAGGCCTCACCTGGGATGGCTACCGGATCGTCGCGATCCCGGGCAACCACGACCTCAAGTCGAATGAGACCACGGAGCTCGGAAACGCCTTTCAGTCGCTCAAGGGCACGCAGGGCTTCGGCATCGTCACCCAGCCGAAGCTCCTCGACAGCCTGCCGCTGGCGATGGTGCCGTGGATCCCGAAGCTCGACGACCTCAAGGCGGTGCTCGAAGCGCTCGCCGAGGAGGCCGTGCGCCGCGGCGTCCTGGGTCAGACCGACCTCATCATGCACGCGGGCATCGACGGCGTGCTATCGGGTATGCCGGCGCATGGGCTGACGCCGGCCTATCTCGCGAGCCTGGGCTTCAAGCGAACGTTCGCAGGTCATTATCATCACCATTGCTCGTTCGAGGATGGCAAGGTGTGGTCGATCGGCGCCACGACGCACCAGACGGCCAGCGACATCGGCACCCGGGCCGGCTTCCTGATCGTCCACGACAACGAGGTGGTCTACCGAGCGAGCCACGCGCCGTCCTTCGTCGAGATCTCCGACGAGACTGACCCGGATCTGATCGCCGACATCGTGGACGGCAACTACGCGAGAGTCCGCGGCCTCAAGTTCACCGACGCCGAGGAAGCGGCCTTCCGCGACGAGCTGGTGAAGCTCGGGGCGAAGGGCGTGGTGATGAACGTCGAGCGCGAGACCATGAGCGCCCGCACCGGCACCACGGCCTCGGTGAAGGCCAAGAGCCTCGAGGCGTCGGTCGCCGACTACGTCGAGCGCCAGGGCTCACCCCACAAAGACGCCGTAAAGGCCCGGGCCGCCTCGATCATCAGCGCCGTCCGCGCAGCTACCGAGTGAAGCCACATGCGAGCCGACACCGGCTCGCTACACTCTCACAGTCATCAGCAACAGCGAGCGCAACGTGAGCCAACTTTACAAGATCACCTACGTCCGGAAGCAAGTCACCACTGACTATTTGCACGGTGCGCCGATCCGTGAGGTCACGACGGAGATCACCGAGACCATCGGCGGACTGCCCGCATCGACGGTCGCGAACTACCGCAAGGTGCTCGGCAACCAAATCATCTCGGTCGAGCAAGAGTTCGGCGGCGGCAGCGGCTACGAGCGCGAGGCTCTGAAGACCGGCAAGGTCAAGCGCGACGGCAAGCGCACCACGAAGGCCGCCCTGTCCGGCCCGGCCGCTGCGGTCGCCGAGGACGACGATGCCGCATTCACCGGCTCCTACGCCGGCATCATCAACCGCATGGTCGAGAAGGAGCAGGCGGCGTGATCGGCGAGACCATCCGCACCATCGGGCCGGGCTGGTCGCCCGACCCGGCTGAGCGTCAGCACCAGATCGCCGACCAGGAGCGCCTGGTCTCGTCCATGTGCGACATCCTCGACCAGATCCCGGAGTGGGAGCTGGAGGACGCCTGCGAGAAGGAAACCAAGCGGTGAAGATCCTCGACCTCGAGATCGAGAACTTCCTCACCATCGCGAGCGCCAAGGTCGGCATGTCTGACCGCGGGCTCGTGCTGGTCCAGGGCGTCAACGAATGCGACACGTCGGCCGACAGTAACGGCGCCGGCAAGAGCTCCTTCGCCGACGGGCTGTTCTGGTGCCTGTTCGGCGAGACGAGCCGCGGCATCAGCGGCGACGACGTTATCAACTGGGTGGCGAAGAAGGGCACGCGCGTCGCCGCGCGGATCCAGGACGGCGACCTGGTCTACACCATCGCCCGGCATCGGAAGCACAAGACCGGCAAGAACGCCCTGCGCGTCCTGCTGCTCGACGCCGCCGGCGACACCCACGACCTGACCAAGGGCACCGACAAGCTCACGCAGGCCCTCGTGAACGAGATCCTCGGCGCGAGCCGGGAGGTGTTCGTCTCGGCCGTCCTCGCGGGTCAGGACCAGATGCCGGACCTGCCCGGCATGACCGACAAGAACCTCAAGGTGATCGTCGAGGAGGCCGCCGGCACGACGGTCCTGGAGAAGGGCCACAAGGTCGCGCTCCAGCAGTGCAACGAGGCGAAGGCCCTCGTGGCAGCGACCAACCAGGGTGTCGCCAACGCCCAGAGCTGGCTCGACGCCGCGCGCAACCAGGTCGAGGACGCCAAGCTCGACATGAGCGAGTGGGAGACCGGGCGGAAGCTCGAAGTCGACCAGCTCACCGCGAACGTCCGCGCGATGGTCGCCGAGGTGAAGGCGGCCCGTGCCGAACTCGCCAAGACCGACCGGAACGCCCTGGACGCCCAGCTCGCCGACGCCTTCGCGCGGCTCAACGGTCTCGCGGGCGAGCAGGCCGAGGAGCGCCGGCTGGTGCAGGAGGTCGCCCAGGCCCAGCGCCTCGTGGACGCGCACCATCACTCCATCGAGACGATCAGCGCCCGGGCGCGCCGCCTCAAGGCGACCCACGACGACATGGATCACCAGGTCGGCTGTCCGTGCGGCACCTGCGCCAAGCCCTACACCGCCGCCGACATCGCGCCGGCCAAGGAGAAGGCCGCGGCCGATCTGCGTGCTGAGCTGCTGACGCTGCGCGACGTGAAGCGCGATCACATGAGCGCTTCTGCGAAGCTCACAGACGCGCGCACAGCGTTGGAAGCGCATCGCGCGAGCATGACTGACGCGAGCGCGACGAACGCGCTCAGCGCTCAATTACGCGCATCTCTGGCGGCATACGATCGCGAGTCCGACCGGATCGAAGCCCGGGCCGCCGAGACGCGGCGCGAGGCCGACCGGATCAAGGCGCTCCAGGCCAAGGAGAACCCCTACGCGGCCGTCAAGGCGCGCCACGAGGCGTCGGTGGTCGAGAAGGAGGACCTGCTCAAGGCGGCCCAGGCCGCGCTGGAGGCGGCGCAGACCGAGTTCGAGATCGCCGAGGAGGTCTGCAAGGTGTTCGCGCCGGCTGGCGCCCGCGCGGAGATGCTCGACGAGGTGACGCCCTACCTCAACGCCCAGACGGCGAAGTATCTCGGCACCCTCTCGGACGGGAACATCCGGGCCACCTGGTCGACGCTCACCCGCAACAAGGCCGGTGAGCTGAAGGAGAAGTTCGCCATCGAGGTCGAGCACGCGCTCGGCGGCTCCAAGTTCGCGGCGATCTCCGGCGGCGAGCAGCGCAAGGTCCGCATCGCGGCAGCGCTCGCGCTCCAGGACCTCGTGGCCTCGCGCGCCTCGAAGCCGATCCCGCTGTTCGTCGGCGACGAGATCGACAACGCCCTCGATCCGGCCGGCATCGAGCGGCTCACCATGATCCTTCAGGAGAAGGCCCGCGAGCGCGGGACCGTCTTCATCATCTCGCATAGTGATCTGAAGGATTGGGTTCCCCAGGTGATGAAAGTGACCAAGACCGGACGCGGCGCGTCCACTATTGAGGAGATTTTCGCGTGATCGACTTAACAGAAAATCAGATCGAGGATATCCGGGAGCACACCAAGCACCGCAAGTCCTTGCGGGACAAGTTGGAAGCTCTGCGGGCGAACCGCAGGAACCTCAAATACGCCGAGCTGAAGTTCAAGGGCGAAGGCGGCGATATCGTCATGAGCCAGGGTCCGCGCGGCGGCTTCCTCAACGACATGGCCGAGGCTCTGGAGCGCCACCTCGAGGTGCAGATCGCCGACCTCACCCACAAGCTCCAGGCGCTCGGGGTGCGCGTGTCATGAGCCTCAAGGGAGACATGAAGGCCTTCGTGCGGAAGAAGTGCAAGGAGGGCTGGGTCGTCGAGCGCACCAAGAAGGGCCACTTCAAGTGGCTCTACGCGGCGACCGGCGCCGTGGTGATCTCGGCCGCGACCCCGTCCGATCATCGCACGCTCCAGAACACGATGGCCGACATCAAGCGGTGCGAAAGACCGAGCTTCGTTCGCTATACACAATAAGTCAGCGCTTACTCACAGGCTGGAGATGACCCAGGAACCCGAGACCACAGACGGCCACCTGCTCAAGGCGATCGTAGACGCCTGCGACGGCCGGATCATCCAGATGCCGGCCCCGATGAGCCTCACGGCCGTCTACCCGGACCGCTCGCCGCCCTTCAAGACGATCAAGATGCGCGGCAACGAGGAGCTGATCCTGTCGGGCGCCCGGATCGGCAACCGGCAGCCGTTGATCCTGAAGCTCTCGCCGATGGACACAGTCGACTACGAGGCCCTGGAGCTGGAGAGCAACAAGGTCACGCAGTTCCTGGAGCTCGAAAAGCACCTGGTCGACAGCCTCGGCGCCTACCTGTTCAAGCTCCAGGCCGAGGCTGAGATCGAGGACCTGGACGCGCCGTTCATCCCGTCCGGGATCTCGCTCAACTCGGCGATCGCCAAGTTCAAGGTGAGCACCGCGGACCTCCTCGAGGATCTGAAGGCGAAGCGCGCGGCCAAGGCCGAGCGTGAGGCGCAGCTCGCCTACGCCGACAACGACGAATGGGGCACCTGGTGAAGCTCTGTGACGAGCTCCTCGTCGCCCTTGAGGGCGAGTGCGTCTACTACGGCTCCCCGCTGCGCAAGCGGGGCCAGCCACCCCAAACCCGGCGCCTGTTCAAGCTGAATGGGCTCTGGTTCGAGGCGAAGATCGAGACGGCCACCGAAGAGGTGTTCCAACCCGGCTTCGGCAGCGTGCCGGCGTCCACTCGCTCCGTCACGCACGAGCGCATCATCTCGGTCGACTTCGTGACGAGCCACGATGTCGGTCGGGTGACGCTGCCCCGGCCGGCGCTGGTGATGCCGGGCTTCACGCAAGGCGGCAACGTCACCCTCGACGACTCCATCGTCACCGCGCACCGGCACCTGGTGTTCGGCAACGCCGCGCCGCTCAAGGGCCGGCAGGTGTTCAACCCGACGCCGCTCGATGAGGGCAAGCAGTGGCTGGAGACGGCCACCGGCAACGCCCTCGCCATCGTCGAATACGAGACGAAGGTGCGCGAGCGCCGGGACCTGGTCGAGGCGAAGTTCGGAAGCGTGGTCGCCGAGATCAGAGCGCGGGAGCTCGCGGCTCGGCGCAAGGCGCGCGAGCTGGAGGATGCCCGCGCCGCGGCCGAGAACCCACTCTGGGGCTCCTGGTGAGCCTCAGCCCCTTTTCCACCTCAGCAACGGAGGCCCCACCCGGGGTGTGACCATGAAGATCCCGATCCTGTCCTGCGACCCGAGTTTCACCGCATGGGGCATGGCCCGCATGCTGCTCGACACCGACACCCTGGAGTTGGAGCTCGAGGAGCTGATCCTCACCGAGACCGAGAAGACCAAGGAGAAGCGCGCCCGGGTCACGTCCGACGACCTGTCGCGGGCGACCAAGCTCTACAACGCCTTCCACAAGGCGGCAGCGGGCGCGCAGGTCGTGTTCTCGGAGGTGCCGTCCGGTGCCCAGGACGCGAAGTCGGCCCGGGCGTTCGGCATCATCGTCGGGATCCTCGGCGGCAGCCCCACGCCCATCGTGCAGGTGATGCCGCTTGAGACCAAGGCGGCGACCGGACTCGGCAAGACGGCCACGAAGGCCGAGATGATCGAGTGGGCGACTGCGAAGTATCCGCACCCGGGCTGGCTGCGGGCGCGCGGAAAGGCCGATGGGCCGCTCGTCGCCAAGAACGAGCACCTCGCCGACGCCATCGCGGTCGCCGAAGCCGGGGTGCTCACGGACGAATTTCGCCGGTCCCTGTCGCTGATGCGCCGGGCTGCATAAGCGCGGCCGCTTGTCCAGTCTGATAAGTCAGCGCTGACTTCCCTACAATCTCCAACCCCTCAACCGAGACGATACGAAAATGGCAGGCCTTTTCCCCGAGTCGCTGACGCCGGCTCGCTCCTACTTCCCCGGCATGGGTCAGGCCGTGGCTGATCGCACGATCAACCGCAAGATCCAGAAGCCCTACACGGCCGACGCGGTCGTGACCTTCAAGATCCCCCGCGACGACAGCTCCTCGCTCGACAGCCAGGTGAAGGCCTACGCCAAGAGCCAGGGCTACGGCGTCGCCGACTACTTCGTCGACAAGGGCGACGGCGAGACCGTCTCCGGCTGGTTCATCCCGCCCTACACGATCCAGACCGAGGAATGGGCCGACGTCGCCTACCGGGTCGCGATGGGCAACGCCTCGCTCGACCCGCGGCTGCACCCGGCCGGCATGAGCGGCGTGGACGCGATGTTCGACGCCGGCACCAACAAGGTGCTCGTGGACGAGTTCTCGGCCATGCATCACCACCTGCGTCAGGCCTCGATCCTGATGTCGGGCCGGCACCTTCAGCACGGCGACACCACGCAGTCGCAGCGTAATATGGAAGTTTTTACAAACTGCTCGACTAGCGCGACCACGTTCCTATTGTTCTATCTACTGCTCAACGGCTCCGGCGTCGGCCGCGACTACTCGGACGCCATGATCCAGGCCGACCTCAACCAGATGCCCATCGTGGTGCCGGTGATCGGCTGGAACCACCAGGACGTCGCCTCGGGCAAGATCCAGGGCTACCTGACGGAGCGCGACGCGCGCCACCTCTACGCCGACCGCAAGATCACGACGTTCAAGGTGCCGGACTCCCGCGAGGGCTGGGCCAAGGCGGTCGAGATCATCGAGCGCTTCGCGTTCGAGGGCCGTCGCGAGGAGGTCCTGATCCTCGACTTCACGGACGTCCGCCCGAACGGCGCGCCGATTGCCGGCATGCAGGGTCGGCCGGCCTCGGGTCCGGGTCCGCTGATGGGCGCGATCAAGTCGATCGCCGCGATCCGTGACGCCGGCATGGCCCCGTGGCGCGCTGCCCTCTACGCCGATCACTATGCGGCCGAGTGCGTGCTCGTGGGCGGTGCGCGCCGCGCGGCCCGCATGGCGACGAAGTTCTGGAAGGACCGCACGGTCCTGGACTTCATCTCGGTGAAGCGCGGCGGCTTCCTGTGGTCCTCGAACAACTCCGTCACCATCGACAAGGAGTTCCGCAAGGCGGTGAAGAAGCTGCACCCGCTCTGCGCCTCTCACGAGGACGGCGAGCAGCTCAAGATGCGGCTCGAGATCCTGGAGCAGCTCGGCGAGATCACCGACGACGAGGCCCATGCGTATCGGGTTCTGCGGGCTGCTGCCCACGCCGCCTACCACGACGGCACGGGTGAGCCGGGCTTCATCAACCAGGACAAGCTGACCCACAAGCCGGAAGGCCTGGACAGCTACCTCGACGGCCTGATCGCCGAGAGCGCCAAGTTCAAGCTCGACGCCGAGACCCTGCCGCTGATGAAGGCCCTGGTTCACGCCTGCGCCGAACTCGGCTGGCCGATGATTACCAACCCGTGCGGGGAGATCTGCCTCCTCATGCTCGGGGCCTACTGTGTCATCGCCGACGTGGTGCCGTTCCACGCCCAGAACGACGACGACGCCGAGGACGCCTTCCGCACCGCGACCCGGGCGCTGATCCGCACGAACACGATGGACAGCCTCTACAGCCGTGAGGTGAAGCGCACCAACCGCATCGGCGTGGGCATGACCGGCTTCCACGAGTGGGCCTACAGCCGCTTCGGCTTCACCTGGCACGACATCATCGACGAGGCGAAGTCGATGGCGATGTGGCTGACGGTGAGCCGGTTCAAGCGGGCCGTGGTCGACGAAGCGCGCCGGTTCTCGGAGATGCTGGGCCTGACCGTTCCCCACACGGACACGACGTTCAAGCCGGCCGGCACCACCTCGAAGCTGTTCGGCCTCACCGAGGGCGCGCATCTGCCGTCCATGCGCGAGTTCCTGCGCTGGGTGCAGTTCCGCAACGATGACCCGCTGGTGAAGGTCTACGAGGAGAAGGGCTACCCGGTGAAGCGGCTCAAGAGCTACTCCGGGACCACCATCGTCGGCTTCCCGACCAAGCCCGCGATCTGCGAGCTGGGTGACGGGCAGTGGGTCGTCACGGCGGCCGAGGCGACGCCCGAAGAGCAGTATCAGTTTTTGCGTCTCTTAGAGAAGTATTGGATCCGCGGTGTCGAGGAGGACGGCGTCACCCCGCTGGCCGAGTCCGGCAACCAGGTGTCCTATACTCTCAAGTATGACCCGAAGGTTGTCAGCTACGATGACTTCCTGGAGACGCTGATCGAGGGCCAGTTCTCGATCCGCTGCTGCTCGGTGATGCCGCAGGCTGACACCACCGCTTACGAATACCAGCCGGAGCAGCCCGTCACGAAGCTGGAGTTCGAGCAGATCGCCGCGGCGATCGCGAACGACAACGGCGACGTGAAGGAGGAGATCGGCTTCGAGCACGTAGACTGCGGGACCGGCGGCTGCCCCGTGGACTTCAATGAAGAGAAGGCTGCGTAGTGGCGACGCAGCACGTCCGGGTCCGCATCCACCTTCGCTGGTGGGTGCGCCCCTTCATCCAGCTGGCCACGTTCAACGCCAGCATCGGGGATCCCGGTCGACATCGACCGGCTCGCCGAGATCATCGCCACGCGCGGTGTGAAGATATCGGTCGCCTAAACGCCTGATGGTGCTGGGAAGACACCCGACATCGAGAGCCCCGCGAGCTCCGCTTGCGGGGTTTTCTCATTTATTTACAACCGAAAATACATTGTATCGGTCGAATGATACCCTCTTTGATCGGATCTCTAAAAATTTTTCCAGCAGTGTTATTTTTCCCTCCCATTCCTAAAGCTTTTAGGATCTGCTCGCGGGCCTTTGGCACGAAGGCATCAGGCCCACCGAGTGGATAACCAGCAAGGATATCAGAGACGTCGATGAACCCCATCTTCCCCGGCAGCATTTTTAATACTCCACCTGTAGCTAAGTTTGCATATTCGTTCACTAAATCTTGATAAGGTTTCATCCCTTTTTCGCACTCATCTATCTGCGTAGTCACTGCCGCGAGCGCAATCTGTTTATCCTTGGCTAGTTTGGCGCGTATCTCGGGGAATGTAAGAAACTTGTCGCCCACCCTGATGGCGATATCATCTGGATTGCCGCCCTTATCCTTTATATCCCGGATTGCATCATCAACTTGTTTTATGCGAGGGTCATAATATTCTGATGCCGCAGCATTACCTTTGTCTTTGGCTACAGTGCATTGTCGTGAATCCGCCAGAGCTGGAAATGCCCACATAACTACAAGAAGCGAAATAGAGGCATAGGCACGCATTTTCTGTCCCTCTTCTAATTGGAAAGCGATGACCAGGATCGTTCTCGTTGGGCTACTCCAAGATTGAGCCCATTGAAGAGTAGCTGCGGCTACGGGCGACTCAGTCGCGGCTGCGAGCTCTCACCCTTCCATGGTCATGAAGGTGAGGATAAAAATCAAGCGTCTTAGTCAAATTCTGTATATTATCCCGATCGAGGGACGCTTAACATACCAATATGCTCCGTTTATGCGCTCAGCCTAATTCGAAATTGGTAACTCTGCCTTCTGAACGCCTCAGCACCCCTCGGCGTGGTCACGCCTATCCGTTCGACGAGATACCGGTGCAACCCACGCGAAAACCCGAGCGTCGCGCGCTATAACGAGAAAGTCAGTCAGCACTGACTGATAAGAGAAACACCCGGAGGGGTCCTGGTTCGCCCCTCGACCCCTCCTTTTTCGAGAAGCCCATGCGCCCCACAGTCAAGATCATCGAGGACAGCGTCAGCCCGCAGGGCGAGCGCCTCACCAGCGTCCTGTTCTCCAACCCGCGCTTCGTCCACGCCGACTTCATGACGCACCGCGTCTTCTCCCGGAACGGGCGATCCTCGCGCGCGGTGCCGACCAAGCGCCTCCTGGCTGAGCCGATCGTGGAGCCACTGTTCTACGGCGCGAACAAGTCGGGCATGTCGGCCGGCGCCGAACTCACCGGCTGGCGCTACCTGCTCGCCCGGGGCACCTGGCTCGGCATGGCGAACTTGACCAAGCTCGGCGTCCGGGTGCTGCACCTCGCCGGCCTGCACAAGCAGTGGGCCAACCGGCCGCTCGAATGGTTCGGCAAGATCGACGTCCTCGTGACCTCGACCGACTGGACGAACTTCATGGCGCTGCGCGACGACAGCGGCGCCCAGCCCGAGATCCGGGCGCTCGCCAAGGAAATCCGGATCGCGCTCGCCGAGTCCACCCCGCGCGCTCTCCAGCCCGGCCAGTGGCACATGCCCTTCGTCTCGGACGAGGAACGGGCGACGCTCCCGATCCCCGAGCAGCTCGTGCTCTCCACCGCCCGCTGCGCCCGGCTCACCATCGAGCCCTTTGACGGCAACGCCGACTACGACGCCGAGAAGGCCCGCTTCGAGCGCCTCGTGGTCTCGCAGCCGGTCCACGCCAGCCCGGCCGAGCACCAGGCCACGCCGGACATCGCCACGTCCTCGGTGAAGCAGCCCTGGAAGAACGCCCACCTGCACGGCAACTTCCGCGGCTGGGTCCAGCACCGCAAGCTGCTCCAGAACGAGGCGGTCTTCGACGAGCCCTACAGCGGCAAGGCGCTGTTCCCGCAGGAGACGGGTCCGCAGCCCGATCCGAACGTCACCCCGGCCGAGGCCGCCTGATCCGCCCGGCCGCTGGACAACCAGCGGCCCCTTAGATAAGTCAGCGCTTACTCACAGAGGCGACAATGAGCGAGACCGGAACGGTCGATTTCAAGGACGAAGACGGCGAGACATTCGCGAGCGTCACGGTCGGCATCGCCGAGATCGGTGCCAACGACCCGCTGGGCATCTGGCCCGGCTTCTACTTCACCTTCCCGGACCCGCAGCCCGGTCTCGGAGAGACCGTGACGCTCCACGGCCCCTACGAGAGCCGCGAGAAGGCCCTCGAGGAGGCCGGGTCCTTCCTGCTCGACGTCGCTGAAACCGAGGCCGCCGAGGTGCTGGCCCAGAACCCGGAGCTCCCCGCGTGAACTTCAATCGCATCGCCCTTCGGATCAAGCGCCTCACCGCGACCGCGATCCTGCCCACCTACGGCACCTCGGATGCGGCCGGCATGGATCTCTACGCCGACCTCGGCAAGTCGCCCTTCACGCTCATCGCACCGGGCGAGCGCGCCACGATCCCGACCGGCATCGCTATGGCCCTGCCCTCGAACATGACGCTGCTCATCTGCCCGCGCTCCGGTCTGTCGGCCAAGTCCGGCATCACCGTCCACAACGGCCCGGGCGTGATCGACGGTGACTACCGCGGTGGCGTCGGCGTGATCCTGCACAACACCACGCACCAGCAGTTCGTGGTCAACGCCGGCGACCGGATCGCGCAGGGCGTGATCGTGCCGGTGTTCCAGGCCGACTTCGAGGAGGTCGACGATCTGGGCGAGACCGGCCGCGGAACGGGTGGCTTCGGCTCCACGGGCGTCGCAGCCACCTCCCCTGCCCGCCCGTCCCTTATCCCGTCGGTGCTGGACAAGGAGATCCTTCTCCCGTCGGGCCGTCCGATGGACCTCAACGCGAAGATCGGCCTCCGGGCGCTCGCCCAGGACGCCTTCGACCGGCGCATCAGCGAGGAGCCGCAGCCGGTGCGCTGGCTCGACGCCGAGCCCCAGCCGGTGCCGGCGTGACCGAGGTCCGCCCCGGGCAGATCTGGTGCGCCTACGGGCGGCTCCCGAACGGCGAGGCCCGCTACGTGCGGGTCGACCGGATCGAGAGCCGACCCGAGACCCAGACCGTGCTCGGGATGGTCCGCACCGTCGAGACGCAGATCGCCCGCGTCTCGACGCGCCCCGCCTCCTCCAAGACCTTCCGCCCCAGCAACCGCTTCATCCGGGTCTCGCGCTTCGCCACGCGCTACCGGCTTATCGAGGACACACCGTGATCGGCTTCACAGGAGCATCCAGGACCGGGAAGAGCACCCTCGCGCGCCTCTGCGCCGAGAACCTCGGCTTCAACTACCACGAGATGAAGACCGCCGAGATCATGGCCGAGGGCGGCTTCGAGAACATCGGCAACCTGCCGATCGAGCAGCGGATCGAGGCGCAGGAGTTCTATCTGAAGCGCTACGCCGAGATCATGGACGCCCTGCCCCGGCAGAGCCTCGTCGACCGCACGCCCATCGACCTCGTCGGCTACATGATGGCCGAGGTCGGCATGCACGCGACCACGCCCGAGCAGGGTGAGCGGATCCGGCTCTACTGCGAGAAGGCGCTGACGCTCGCCAACCAGACCTTCGCCATCATCTTCATCCCGGTCCCGCTCGGGAGCTACCAGGTCGCCGACGGCAAGGCGCCGGCCAACGCCGCCTACCAGTGGCACACCCACTGGCTGATGGAAGGCGCCGCCCAGATGCTCCGCGGCCCGACGATGGTGCGGATCACGGCCACGGACCTTCAGACCCGGGTCGAGGGCGCTTGCGAGGTCATCGTCAACTGGCTGGAGAAGAACGCCCAGGAGCGGGCGTCCTCGAGCCTCCATTAAATAAGTCAGCGCTGACTGAGACAACCCGCGTTCGCAAGACTATAAACAGTATTGCGAACGCAAACGCACACAGAGCAGGACGAATGCAAGTAACCCACATCAACGAGAGCGACAGCTTTGTCGCCATCGGCGGCGAGAAAGCTGCAAAATTCCAAGTCGCGGCGTCCGCGGCTGCGTTCAAGATCATGTCCGATACGCTCTATCGGGACAAAGAGCGCGCCACCGTCCGCGAGGTCATCTGCAACGCGGTCGACGCCAACATCGAGGCCGGGCTCCCCGACGAGCCGGTCGATGTCACGCTGACCGAAGACGAGATGATCGTCGCCGACTCCGGCAACGGCATTCCCCACGAGAAGATCGTGGAGATCTACTGCACGCTGTTCGGCTCTCAGAAGGCCAAGGACAAGCGCGTCACCGGCGGCTTCGGCTTAGGGTGCAAGGCGCCCTTCTCGATCACCGATCACTTCACGGTCGAGAGCAACCACGCCGGCACCAAGTCGCTCTACGCGATGGTCGCGAGCGACCCGGAAGAGGACGACTGCCCGTCCGCCAAGCGCATGATGAAGGTGCCGACGGACGCCCGGGGCTTGAAGGTCTCGATCCCGCTCGCGCCCGGCATGCACTCCAAGATCGAGCGCTGCATCAAGGAGATCGTGCGCGAGGGCGGCATGAACGTGCGCCTCAACGGCGCGACGCTGGAGGCCCCGGACTTCACGGGGCTCAAGGAGGTCGGCTACGGCGTCTTCGGGAGCATTGCCAACCAGAGCTCCAACCGGCTGAGGCTCCTCTACGCCAACGTCATCTACCCGATCGACAGCAACCCGAGCCTCCACCTCAGGATGGAGCGCATCAAGGAACTCGTCGGCCGGGGCTCGGCGCCCATCGTCTTCTACGCGCAGCCCTCGACCATCGGCGTGACGCCGAGCCGCGAGAGCCTGTCCTACGACGAGATCACGGTCGAGGTGATCGGCAAGCTCCTCGACAACGCGATCCGCGAGATTGAGGCGGCGATGCCTGGCAAGCGCGACATCGCGCTGGGCGAGCTGATGGACAAGCTCACCCGCGACACGCTGCACCTGCACCGCGACAAGCGCAACCTGGTCTGGACCAGCGGTCAGGACTTCGTCGGCCCCGACGCCATCGCGATGGACCGGGCCCGGTTCTGGGTGCGCGAGGGGCAGTATTCCCGGCGCGACTTCGTCCTCAAGGCGGTCCAGCGCTTCTCGGACAGCCGGCGCTCGCTCAAGAACCTGCTCCCGCAGTGCAACTCATACTCCTACAGCGTTCGCGGTGGCGACGCGCTCACCAACGACCTGATCGCCGAGCGCTACTTCCGCCTGCGCAAGCGCATCGTCCGTGTGGCCGGCCCGCTCGCCGGCCTGCTGCTCACCCGAGACCACAGCAGCGCGCGGCTGAAGGGCATCAAGTCGCCCGACGCCTACCCCTTCTACCACCATCGGCTTTTCGAGCCGCGCATCACCCTGGCGCCGACCCAGAAGCTCATCTCCGACAACATGAACGACGGCTTCGCGATCTCCACGGCCCGGCTGCCGCCGGCCGAGATCGACGCGCTGAAGGCGCGGGCCGCGCACTACAAGGTGAAGGTCGACGAGGTCGCAGCGCCGCCCAAGGTCAAGCGGGAGAAGAAGGAGGCGCCGCGCTTCTACGGCCCCGAGACCCCTGAGTTCCCACTGCTGTTCGGGATCTCCGGCCACACGCCGCGCCGCTTCATCCCGGCGGACGGGCCGTGCCACGACGTCCGGACGCTCAACCGCTCCCAGAAGTTCTTCACACCGGACGCCGTGTTCACGGCCAGGGGCACGACGAACGACAGCCAGCCGGCGCTGGTGATCCACGACACGATGCACGAGGCGCTGCGCGCGAACCTGGCGCGCAAGCTCATCGGCCGGGTCGCGGTGGCGACGAAGCGCGAGCGCTTCGAGTGGTATGAGGCGCAGGGCGTCCGGCGGATCGAGGAGATCATCCTGGAGAAGCTGCGGGCGCGCACCAAGCGGCCGAAGCCCTACGAGGCCTTCTACGCCCGGATGGCTGTCCGGGCGCTCGACGGCAGCGACGACGGGCGCAGGACCGGCTTCTCATCCAAGATGATGCGGACCAGCCGGCGGATCGCTCACGCGGCCGTGCGCGAGCCCTACAAGCAGAGCGCCGACCGCGACCAGGCCTACGAACTCTGGATGCTGGCCCGGCTCGTCTTCCATCAGCGGCACGTCCGCGGGCAGCACATGGACGCGGACGAGCAGGCGCTCATCCAGCGCTACTATGAGGAATACCGCGAACTCGCGATGCCTCTCGAAGCCCGGACCTTCGGCTCCGAGCGCTGGTGGTTGCGCACCGACCACCTCGAACTGCTGGCGAACCTCAACGTGAACCCGTCCGGGCTCGCGGGCGACCAGCTCGACGACTTCATCCACCTCACCGAGGAGCTGGCGAAGCGCCACGCTGCCCGCAGCAAGGAGACCTCACGGTAATGGCACTCACGAAGGTATCCGGCGCCATCGCGTCGAAGAACGGCATCACCCTCTTCTTCCCGACCGGGCAGAGCGCGGTCTACGGCCAGGACTCCTGGCGCACCGGCGATCTGCTCAAGGCGGTGCTGCTGCCGCTGGCGAGCGCGGGTGGCGAGCCCATCGAGGTGGACCTCGAGGAGTTCAGCCTCGCGAAGATCATTCAGGAGGCGACCGGCGGCGCCATGAAGGTCGAGGAGAAGGTCGAGGACGGCGTGTCCAAGATCGCGCTGACCACGGCCGCCGGCGACAAGCTGGAGAACGCCCAGACCCTCACCGAGCACATCGAGCGCGCGGCCTACGAGGGCTCGCCCGGCCTCGCGGCGTTCCTGGAGCGCTTCGCCAAGGTGCAGCACAAGGACACCGCCCAGGAGGTGCTGCGCTTCATGGAGAAGGTCGATCTGCCGCTCGCCGACGACGGCTGTCTCGTCCTCTACAAGTTCCTCGATGCCGCGAGCGACGAGGGCTACTACGTCGATCACCACACCAAGAAGGTGCGCCAGCGGATCGGCTCGCGCGTCTACATGGACAAGAAGGACTACCTCGACACCCGCGATAGCTGCGGCACCGGCCTGCACGTCTGCGCGGCCTCCTACGGCCAGTATGGCAACCGCATCCTGCTCGTGAAGGTCCGGCCCGAGGACGTCGTTGCGGTCCCGCACCACGAGTCGTCCAAGATGCGCGTGCTCGCCTATCACATCGTGGCAGCGCTCGATCAGGGCTCGCACGAGGCGGTCTCGGCCAAGCGCTCGGCGCTCACCGCGAAGGGCGCCAAGGGCGTCGTCGCCGAGGTCATCGCCGGCCAGCACATCGGCGTGATCGAAGAGGTCCTCGTCGGCAGGCAGGGCGAGCACACGGTCAAGGTGCTGGAGAAGGTCGAGGTGACGGCCCCGCGCAACAAGGCGCGCGTCATCAAGTCGAAGCCCAAGGCGGTCGACCCGAAGACGATCAAGAAGGCGATCCGCAACGCCAAGCAGGCCGTCACCGACGTGCAGGCCGGGAATGAGCCGCAGGTGGCGCCGGGCCTGGTGAAGGACGCGCTCGTGAAGATCGACGGCATGGGCAAGGCGGTCCCGGTCGCTGCGGTCGACGGCGGCACCGCGCTGGTGAGCGGCGCCTGGGTTTCGATTGATCGCCTGACGGTGACGGCAGCCCCCTCCCCTGCCCCGCAGCAGACCGAGCCGACCGGCACCGAGCCCTGGCAGCTCGCCAAGCCCGGCGACATCGTGCGGATCGTGGGTTCGAGCAAGCTCCCCGACGGCGACTATTCGGTGGAGCGGGTCTCGAACGACGGCCGCGCCAGCCGCGTGCGGGTGAAGTCGGTCCAGTTCGGCTCGCTCGGGGTCAACAACACCCTGGTCAAGGCGATCGTCACCAAGGCCGAGGACATCCCCGCCCAGAGCCCGGCGCCGCCCTCCCCTGTCCCGATGCAGCCGTCGGCGAGCGCCCAGGCGCAGAACGTCAAGACGGCCCCGCGGATCAAGGAAGGGCGCCGCGCCGAGGCTCCGGTCCAGACGATCACGCCCGAGTATCGCGCCAAGCTCGACAAGGCGCAGGAGATGCTCAGCGCGGGCGCCACGCTCCGGCAGATCGACAAGGCGCTGGGCATGTGCCGCAAGAGCCTCGCGCGCCACATCGCCCTGGGCAATCTCAAGGGCTGACACGGTAAGTCAGCGCTGACTTAGACAACCCGCAGTCGCGTCGCTATAAGTGACGCGACTCAACGCGAGAGAGCACACAGCTTGCGGACCAACCGACAGAACTACGCGAGGGCGGCCCGGGCCGGCGCGCACGCGCTCGACGCCTATCCCCGCGGGGCCAGAGCCGCGGCGCTGCTGCGCGTGATGGCCCGGAAATTCGAGCAGCCGCCCAAGCCCAAAAGTTCGGCGGCGCCCGTAAGCGAATGGGCGACCATGAAGGAAGAGATCACCCGGAAGGCGCTCCAGGCCATCCAGGAGGCGAACGCCAAGCGCGACGCCAACATCATAACTGACCGGGAGCTGTGGCTCGTGATCGACGCCTTGTTCGACACGACCCAGGGCCTCGTGGACCCCGACATCAGCGCCCTGATCTACCGGGCGCGCCAAGAGCTGAAGGAGCACGCCCCGCAATGACGCTGGTAGCCGGTTGGGACACCGAGACGACGGGCTTGCAGCCCGGGGATCACCGCTTCGTCGAAGTCGCGATCCTCACCTACGACCTCGACACCGAGACGCTGGTCGACACCTACGTGACCAAGATCGACCCGCAGCGCTCGATCCCGGCCGACGTGCAGCGCATCCACGGCATCGGCCCCAACGACATCGTCGGCTGCCCGACCTGGCCCGAGGTCGCACCGGAAGTCCACAAGCGCCTCGAGGCCGCGGCGCTGACCGTCGCCCACAACGGCGAGGGCTTCGACGTGCCGTTCATGAACTACGAGCTGGCCCGCGTGCGGCTGCCGGCGCTGACGAGGCCGATCCTCGACACCATGCTGCACGGTCGGTTCGCAACGCCCAACGGCGCGGTGCCGAACCTCGGCGGCTTCTGCGCGGCGCTCGACATCCCCTACGACCCGAGCCAGGCGCACCGCGCTGAGTATGACGTGGACGTGATGATGCGGGCCTTCTTCAACGCCCGGCGTTGGCGCGCCTTTCGCGACTTCGATCAGGCCATCCTCTTCCCCAACCAGGAGATCGCTCTTGCTGCCTAAACCCAACCCTCTCAACGACCTCTTGGACGTCGAAGCAGGTCGGAACCCCAGCTACGCCAATTCGCTCTTCCTCGCGTTCGAGCGCGGCGTGTTCCGGGCGCCCGGGTCGCTCCTCAGCCTCATCGGCTGGCCGTTGCTGACGATCGGCATCGCCCTCGCCTACCTCGTGATCGGCCTCGGCCTGTTCGTCCTGGTCCGTGTCCACCTCATCGTGTTCGGAGTTCTGGGCCTACTACGCCCGAAGTCTGTCTCCCGCAGTAAGTCAGTGGTGAGTTAACAGTAATGATCGGGGTCAACGACAATCAGACGCTCGCGGAGTTCGAGGCCCGCGAGGAGCCCAAGCCCTCGATCGCCGCCATGCACAACGACGACCCGACGGCCGTCCACTACGCCCTGATGGGCGCGCGCCGGCAGTGGGGCTTGGTGCGGATCGGCATGACGAAGCTGTCGCGTGACATGACGCCGGTCTTCACGGCGTTCCCCACGGCCGCCTCCCCTCACCCGTTCTGCCCCGAGAACCGCATGGCCGGGCAGGTGCCGCCCGGCATGGTCCGCTGCGCCCCGCCCTCGAAGGCGAAGCGCGCCCTCCCCTCCTACCTCCGGGTGGTCGCGTGACCTGGCTCGCCTGTCTCATCCTCGCCGTGCTGTTCGGCGTCACCGGGATCTTCGACTGGCGCGACGGCACCCGCGTGACGGCCATCATCAACGCGGTCGTCGGCGCCCTCTTCCTGACCGCCGGCGTCCTCCTGGCCCTCGGGGTGACGCTGTGATCCTCGGCCTGTTCTGGGGCTTCCTCGGCTGGGCCTGCCTGTTCGCCGCGATCAAGGCCGCGCGTGCCTGTGAGCTGCTCGGCTGCTTCGTGTGCATCTGCCTCGCGATGATGTTCGCCGAGGCCTGCGCTCAGGAGCTCGTGGTCAGCCTCCTCGTCAGCGCTGTCGAAGCCGCCGGCCGCTGAGCCGCGCATTCGTCCATCTTCAAGGGAACATCCGAGCATGATCGTCCAGGGCACCGAGATCCCCGAGAGCGTCGTGAAGGCGCTGACGGCCTACATCGTCAACGGCTCCGGCCCCACGGCCGGCGCCATCGAGGTCAAGGCGACCTCGCTGCTCCTGGTCGAGGGCATCACCGATCCGGACCGCAACGTCCCGCACCGGCTCGCCGACCGGCTGATCCAGAAGCTCCGGGCCAACGGCCAGATCCACTTCGTCCGCGAGGGCCGGCAGCAGCGTTGGTTCCCGACCGGCGTCCATTGACCGCTTGTGGGCAGGCAAACAATCCCGCCTGCGGACCTTACCGCGAGCCTGCATGCCCGACGTGAGGCATGCAGGCTTTCTGGCGAGCATGCAAGCTCCCACTACGTTCCTAGTCGTTCCAGCCGCATCGCCGAGTTCTCACAGCTATAACTAAGCTGTCGAAAGCAAGAGAGCAACGACAGCAACACATAGCACGGAGAACCACAGATGACCGACGCGAACGCCACCATGAATGTTGCCGAAGATCTGGAGCTGGACGCTCTGCTCGGCGATCTCGACATCCCGGATGACGAGGTCGTCACGGTCCAAGCGGTCAGCGAGGAGCTGCCGGCCGACGTGATCGAGGAGCCCGAGACCGAGGAGACGCCGGTGGAGCTCGCGGCCGCGGAGGACACCGTGCTCGACGACGAGACCGCTGACGCCATCGAAGCGGAGATGGAGCTCCAGGAGGCCCGCGAGGAGCTCTACGCCTCCCAGGAGGCCGACGAGACCGACCTCGACGCCCAGCCCGAGCCGGCCGCGCCCGCGAAGGCCGCCCGCGCACCCAAGGCGAGCAAGCCGCGCGCCGCCCGGATCAGCATCGACAGCCTGCCGGCCGACGCCTTCGTGCTCACCGCCGAGATCCCGGACGACCTGGAGGCGAACAAGGCCGCGGTGATCCGCGCCTGCCCGGCGCAGAAGAAGGTCCAGGAGAAGTTCGAGAACCTGCTGGTCTCGATCCACCAGGGCAAGGCGCCGTCCACCTACATCATGGACTGCTTCCGGGCGCTGGAGGCCAAGGGCGGGCAGATCACCTCGCTCGACCTGGTTGCCGCCCTCAAGGGCACGAGCCTCAAGAACGGCTCGAAGACCTACTCCGAGGGCACGGCGCGCAGCCAGGTCGGTCAGATCATGGCGCTGTTCCCCGCGCTCAAGATCGCGAGCCGGTCGGGCAATCAGCTCACCCTCAACCCCGACAGCCTGCTCGTCGAGGCGCTGCGCGGGTTCGACGCCCCGGCAGCGGTCGAGGAGACCCTGGCCGGCGAGGATCCGAAGCTCGCCGCCTGATCGGCACGGGCGAGGGTCAAGCGCCCTCGCCCACCCTCGCAACTGTCATTCGAGAAGGGAGCATCCAACCATGCTGGCGCCGTCGGCCGCCTACTCCATCGCCTCTCAGTGGGGCAGCTACATCAGCTCCGGCGATCCGGGCGCCTGCTTCTACGGCTTCCCGGTCGGCGACGGCCGGCCGGCGGACGAGGCGCACCGCACGCGCTGCCTCGCCTACCTCGACACCGACCTGATCCCGGCCGCCGAGGAGAAGGTCAAGCGCACCTTCGGGCGCCGGCACGGCAAGCGCGGCCACGAGCACTGGAACGCCGTCGAGGACCTCAACGAGCTGAAGGTCCTCCGGGACTTCTTCTGCGCCACCCCGCTGCGCGAGAGCGCCCACTAGCCAATCCGAGCATAGGATTTTCGCACATGACCGACCCGCACCTGCGAGCCGATTACGAGGGCATCCGCGCCTCCTACCCGGACGCGAAGCTCCCGCCCTACGAGGAGCTGACGCCCGAGCAGCGTGAGAACCACCGCCGCTCCCTGGAGCGGTTCACGGCCGACATGAGCCTGCTCGGCGAGGCCATCCGGACGGGTGGCCCACTGCCGAAGCTCCCGACCACTGATCGCAACCGAGCATAGGAGTTTCGCACATGGCATCCGGCCACGCCCTCATCACGCCCCCAGACAACCGCATCACCGTCGAGGATACGATCGACGGTGAGACCAGGATCACGCCGCGCGAGGCCGAGGTGCTGCGCTTCCTCAGCTCCGGGTTCAGCAACAAGGAGGTCGCCCGGCGTCTCGCGCTCAGCGTGCGCACGGTCGAGACCCACCGTTTCAACCTGCGCCGCAAGACCAAGACTGGCCGCCTGAAGGATCTGGTCTCCCTCGCCCGGGAGCTCGGGCTGCCGCCGGTGATAGACGGCGGCGAGCATGCCCGACGCGGGAACAATGGTCGGGCTCACCATCCGGGGCTGACCGCATCCGGGCTCTCGCCCAAGCCTGCTGACCTGCCCGGTCGCGGCTCGATCTGGCGCCACAAGAAGGGCGCCGTCTACCGGGTGGTGCTCGTCTCCCGGCACACCGAGGACCCGGACGCCTGGCTCGTCAGCTACGAGCCGCTCTACGGCGGCGAGGTCTGGACCCGGGCCTTCACCTCCTCCCGGCAGACCGACTGGCCGGCCTTCATGGACGAGGGCCGTTTCGAGTATCTGTCCGGGCCGCGCACCTGGTGCGACGAGGGTGAACTCGGCGTCATCGGCGCCCTCGCCCGGATCGTGCGTGAGCACCAGGACCTCGAGGCCGGCAAGACGCCAGCCTTCGAGCTGACACCCGCGCACTGCCAGGCCCGCTACCGCGATCTGATGCGCATTGTCGCCGAGCGCATGGATCGGCTGTTCGACCCCGCGAACTGAGGGCGTGCCCACAAGCCGGCAGCACGCCAGGACGGCAAGCCGGACTGTGCGCTCGCCCGCAATTGGGCTCCGCGTCCTGACGGCGAGCCGGATTGTGTTCCTGCCCACACGCGGGCTACGCCGCAGGGCGACGAAGTGGGAAAGCAGGATCTCAGGCCTGCCCACAAGTGGACAGCGCCGCAGGACGGCAAGGCCGCTGAGCAGGCCTGTCCGCTTGCCCACAAGCCGACAAGGCGACAGGACCGGACAGCAGGCGTGTAGCCTTGCCCACAAGCCCGCACCACACGAAGACGGCGAGCAGGATCGTGTGCTTGCCCACAGGCAGTCAGCGCCGCAGGACGGCAACACTCGCGAGCCGGCCTGCCGTCCTGCCCACACGCAGACAGCACGGCACGACGGCAACAGATGCGAGCAGGAATGTCCGCCTGCCCACAGCCGGGCACGGCCGTTTGAGGGCCAGCCGGATTGCCCACCTGCCTACAGGCGGACTTGACGCCAGATTGAGGTGAAGGGTTGTGTGTTCGCCCGCAAGCCGGCGACACGGCCTGACCACTCGCCCTCATCACGTCCTGCCCACAAGCACACAGCGCCGCAAAGCCGCAAGCACACAGCGGGGCACGGCGGCAAGCAGACAGCGCGGCAGGATTGCCTGCTCGCCCACGGGCATGCAGCGCGGCAGGAAGGCGAGCGGGATTGCCGGCCTGCCCACAAGCCGGACGTGGGGCAGATCGACGAGCAGGATTGTGTGTTCACCCACAGGTGGGCGACACGGCTTGCCCAAAAGCGGGCGACACGGCTTGACCACAAGCCGGCAGGTTAGGTCAGCGGCACGCCCACATCACGGCATGCCTACAGGCGGGCATCACGGCAAGGCCACCATCCCGCAGCGCAACCGGCCCGCAAGCAGTCTGCGCGGCAGGATGGCATGCGGACAGAGCCGCTTGCCCACAGGCCGACAGCACGGCAGGACCGCATGCGGGCCGCACAGCGGGATCGTGTGCTTGCCCACAAGCAGACAGCGCCGCATGAGGGCAAGCGGACCGGCCCTCACGCGATCCGTGACAGGCCGCGCGCAGCGAACACGGCGTTGAGCCCTTCGGTCAGCAGATCCTGCACCTGGGCATCCTCGTCGGCCGCGATCCGCTTGAGCTGCCGGAACGCCTCGGGCGAGACGTAGGCTGTCACCACGCGCTTACCCTCGCGGGTCGAGGCCTTCGGGTAAGCAGCCCGCACTGCCGGATCGGCCGCCTTCGGCTCGGCGGGGGCACGCGGCGCGACCACCTTCGGCTTGGTAGGGGCGGGCGGCGCGGCCGGCTCCGGTGACGCTGCCGTTTCGGTGTCGGGCGCCGCTGGCGCCTCTGGCGCCGTCTTCGCCATGAACAGGCTCGGCCGCTTCGTCATGCTTGCCCCCTCGTCTTCTTGCCGTCTTGTCCGCCTGCCCGCAGGCCCACTTCGCCACTAGCCCACGCGAACAGGGCCGCGACTTCCTCTGCGGCCTTGCCCTCTGGCTCATACTCAGAGGCGGACCGTCCGTCGATCACCGCATAGCTGTAGGCGACGCGCTGATGGATCACCTGCGGCGCGACCTTGGCGCCCTGCGCCTCGAGCCCACGCCGAGCCTCTTCCACGATGGCGCTGCGGGCCGGCGCCGACGACAGCACAACCCAAGCCGGCTTTTTGGCGATGGTCGCGAGATCCCGGGTTGCCTCGATTGCCTCAAGGTCGAAGGCTGCCGGCCGGCAGGGGATCAGGATGAGATCGGCCGTCCGAGCCGCTGCCAGCGAGGCGCGGTCCGCGTTCGGCGCCGTGTCGATGATGAGAAGGTCTGCGCCGTTCTCGCGCGCCGCCTCGGCGAGCTGCGGCAGCCGCTCGGCGTGGTCGCCAATCACCTCCGGCTCGGCAGCCTCGCGCTTGTCACCCCACTTCCTAGCCGTTGCCTGCGGGTCGAGGTCGACAAGCGCCGTGCGGAACCCCGCCTGCGCGCCGGCCACCGCGAGATGCACAGCGACAGTCGATTTCCCGACGCCACCTTTCTGACTGATGACAGCTATTGTCCGCACGTCTGCACTCCTGCCTGTCGTCTCGCCTTCGTGTCCGTTCGCCCGCCTGCGGATCTGCGGGCCTGTGGATCTGCGGGCCTGCCCACAATCCCACGAGCCGACTCGCCTGCCTCGGTTTCAGCACAGCCATCGTTACCTGTCTGTAACCGCCAAGCCGCGACGCCGAAATTATCTGCATGCCGGTCTGCCCGCCTGCCCACAGGCCCGCATGAACGCTTGCAGACAGCGCACGCTCGCGCGATCGAGTGCCGCGCTGCTAGAATGCGCTCAGACGCTCACACAGACTCGGCACGCGCGCGAGCGACGCAGACAGCGCGCGCAAGCTGAAGCGTCTCAGCGACGCGCGCACGCGATCCCAGCCACCTTCTGACGATCAGGCAGGGCGCTTCGTCAAACCCGAGCGCGCTTCGCTATAATCAGTCAGCGCTGACTTACTCAGCGAGCGAGAGAAGGAGAGGGCGGATGCGCCTCACAACGATTGCGGCCCTGGTCGCACTGACGACCATCGCCACGACCGGGGAGGCCGAAGCCCGGCATCGCCATCATCGTCATCACCGGGCCAGCGGCAACGTCTGGTCCATCGTGACCCAGGAAGCCCGCGCGGCCGGCGTGCCGGTGCGGATCGGTCACGCGATCATCAAGGTCGAGAGCGGCGGCGACTGCCACGCCCGGAACCCGCATTCGAGTGCGGCCGGGGCAGGGCAGCTCATCCGCTCCACGGCGCGGGCGATGGGCGTGCGCAACGTCTTCGACTGCCGCCAGAACATCTCAGCCGCAATGCGCTACCTGCGCGCGGCCATCAATCGGGGAGGGGCCGGGTGCTCCGGGGTCTCCCTGTATAACCGCGGGATTGGCGCTCGGCCGTCCTGCACCGAGTATGGCCGCCGCGTGATGCGGGTGGCCTCAAACTGAGAGCAGAGAACGACATGGACATCACCGTCAACGCGCCCAAGGCCCTGGTCCAGACCGGCGCTGGCTTCTTCGAGCTGTTCCTCGGCGCTGACGCCTACGCCACCTACCGCAACGGCGAGGCCGTCAAGATCACCACGACCGACGGCGAGGTCGAGGGCACCGTCGTCAACGTGGCGATCGGCCCGCTCGGCCAGTTCCTCGGCATGGGTCAGCCCCACGTCTCGGCGCTGGGCAAGGCCTACGACGTCCGGAACCTGGTCGACGCCCTCGAGGCCCGCGCCCCGAAGGGTAAGGCCGCTGCTGCGATCGACCCGCGCACGCTCTACACCGCGGTCTACGTGAACGTGCCCTACGTGGCGCCCGTGTTCGCGGTCCCGGGCGCCCCGGCCGTCTGATCGAACTCAGCCGTCCGTCATAAAGGGGACGGCCAACCCGCGGGCGACAAGCTGCTGGTTCACGCTGACCTCCTGCTCCGGCAGGAACAGCTCAGCGAGGTAGCGGCCATACTTGTCGCCCGCGTCCTTGTGCGACCGCACGGTGATGGCGCCGGCCGCGGTCGGCAGCGTGTCGATGAGGAACTGCTTGGCCTCCAGCGCCTTCGCGCGGATGGTCGCGTCCCTGTCGTGAAGCTCCGGGGTGTTGACCCCGTAGAGCCGCAGGCGATGGCTCTGGTAGATGTCGAAGCCCAGCGAGAGCTCCACATCCACGGTATCGCCATCGACGACCTTCTTCAGAGTGGCACGGTATTCATACATGACACGATCTCCTTGTGATCGTGGAAGTATAGCACATGCCATTAGATGCCACCCGACACAGCGCAATGGTTGTCGTAGCTTCTGAATGTCGAAACAGACAGGAGCTAACAACGTCATGCACCTGGGGAAGTTCAACACCATCCTCGGCGAGATCGAGAAATTCCGGCAGGGCGAGGGTTTCGAGATCAGCGTCCAGACCCAGAACCGCACCTACGCCGGTGCTCACCGCGTCATCGAGGGTCCGGCCGGGGCGGTCCTGGTGATCGGCACGAACGACGAGCTGGCCTTCGTCGACCTCGACGCCGTCGTCACCGTCCAGCTCGCCGGCTAGGAGCAGCGCCCGATGCACACGCAAGAGACGATCCTGGCGCTGATCCAGCGCTCCGACGCGGCGGTGAAGCGGGCCATCAAGGCGCTCGCACCCGCGGGCTTCGACGGACCGGATGCCGCGTTCCTCGCGGACATCTACGCCAAGCTGCCCAGGTATCAGGACCGGATGACGCCGCCGCAGTATCGGCGCGCCCGCAAAGCCCTGCCGGGCTACGTGGCCCGGCTGCTCGAAATCGCCAATGCGGCACAGGAGCCCGACGAGGCCCCGGAGATCCTGCCCGAGCTGGCGCTGGAGCGGGTCGAGGAGGACGCTTACGCCTGGGGGAGCTGGTAGCTCAGCCCTCCTGCTCGTGGTCCGGGGCGGTGGCGATCATGGGGTCGTCCACCGGCCGGGAGCTGATGACGTGGACGACCTCGAACGGCTCGCCCGGGATGCGCTGGAAAACGACCCGCCTCAGTTGGCCATGGTCCTCAACGGTGCGCTCAACCAGCGGTGGCGCGTGCTTGGCGTAGATGAAGTGGGTGACGTAGTGGAGGCCGGGCAGGCTCACAGCCTCGGTCGTGGCCGCAGCCACCACGGTCGTTGCGATCACGGCAGTGATGGTCTGGAGAGCGGTCCGCAGCATGCGCGGCCCACCCGCAGGCTTGCGCCTGGTGAGAGGGACAACGTTCCCAGGTAGGTTGCCTTGGTGGTCTTCGGGGCTGTGCGCCCACACGTTCATGCCGAACATAACCGCTTGCTCGGCAAGATCTTTCACGGACAGATGCGATTGGTGCATATCCATGGCGTTGTAGACCCGCCCGTGTTCACGGGCGAAATCATGCAGTGTGCCCTCGATACGAGCGGCCAGCTCTTCCGTCATCGCGTGGAAACGGTAGCTCGCAACCTCGGTCATCGTGGATTTAGCCCCCTCAGAAGTGTGTGCGCCGGGTTGGCGAGGGGCGGGTATGCCCCGACGCTCCACCTCATTCCCCGGGTTGGACTGTGTCCATAAATCGGTCACGGAAAAAGTGGAAGGGGCCTTCACGCCGTCGGCAGTGACGCCATGCAAGAAACGTATGGCAAGATAGTGGAGGCGCTTTTCGCGCGATACGCGCCAACTTGAGCGTGTTACGTTCAACATGTATTCAGAAAGCGAGGCGAATCGTGAAATCAACTTCCCCACCCAAGCGGAACCCTTACGCGAAAGCTCTGGCCGACCCCGGCCTGCGCCGTCGGATCGTCGCGAGCAAGAAGGTCTATCAGCGGAAGCCCCGGACACCCTCCGGGGCTTCTGACCTTCTGGGATACCCCGACTCGGCATCGCTTGTTCCCGTTCTGTTCTCATAGCAATTAGTTCCTACAGAACCCTGCGAAAATCAAGCGCGCTCGCGCTATAGAAGCGATGCGAAGCGCGCACAGCGCACCTCATCCACAGCACTCCACAACGTAAGGATCTCAGCGTGAAGGCAAACTCTCTTTTGACCCTGGAGAACGTCGTATCGGCCCCGATCGAGGACGGCGACGCCGGCATCATTCTCAAGGCCGATGGCAACTTTAAGGTGTTCTCGACCGGCATCGAAGGCGACCTGACTCCGGCCCAGATCGCGCAGGGCAAGAAGCTCATGGCGCTGGCCGTCGCGCTCAAGTTCCCCGAGGTGATGGCGATCCTGGAGCGCATGGCGAGCGACCCGGCCGTCGTCGGCGAGGGCATCGACCTGGGCAGCTTGAACTAGGGGAGGGGAGGGCGCTGTCGCGCGCCCTGCTGCCAATCCGCATCAGTAACCACTGACTTATCGGGAGAGAACCGTGTCCGTTCCGTCTCAGACCCGCTTCACGCGGGACAAGCGCCAGGCCACCGTCAAGGACTGGATCACCCGGGTGTTTGGCGCCCGCACCCTCAACCTGCGCTTCCGGGCCGAGCGGGTCCTGGAGGAGGCCCTGGAGCTCGCCCAGGCCTGCGGCTACCCCAAGGCGAAGATCGCCGGCCTCGTGGACAAGGTCTACGCCAACCCACCCGGTGAGATCGGCCAGGAGGTCGGCGGCGTCGGCATCTCGGTGCTCGCTCTGTGCGACACGGCCGGGATCTCCGCGGACCACTGCGAGAGCGCCGAGATCGACCGGGTGCTGTCCAAGTCCGTCGACCACTTCAAGGCGCGGCTGGAGCGCAAGCTCGCCGACGGCGTGTGCAGCGAGGATCTGCTGGACGAGGCCGCGTGAGCGAGCGGCCGGTCCTCAAGATCCGGCTCGCCGACCCCAAGACCGGGTCGGTGCGTTTCCGGCTCCCGAAGAAGGGCGGCCGGTGGCAGGGGCCCGTCCCGCGCATGGACGACGCCGTCCAGAAGGCCGTGAAGGAGGGCGTGGAGACGCCCTTCTCGATCCAGTTCTGCGAGAGCGAGGACTGAAAAGCCTATACGTGCCAGTAGCTTGCCTGCTTTGGTTCGCGCATTGTCTCGCTATCGAAAGCAGCAAGTGAGCAAGTTGGCATGATCGGGCACGACGAGGCGGGACAGGATGTGGTGCTCGACAGCGACAAGCTGCTCGGCACCCACCTCGCGATCATCGGCAACACCGGCTCGGGCAAGACCCACACGGTGCGCAAGGTCCTGGAGCAGCTCTGGGGCAAGGGCGTCCAGATCATCATCGACCCGGAGCAGGAGTTCCACACTCTGCGCCAGCTCCACCCCTACGTGATCGTGGGCGGCCCCTACGCCGACATGCTCCGGCCGCGATCCGCCAAGACGCTCGTGGATTGGATCCTGAAGACCAAGACCTCGGTCATCATCCAGTTTGACGATACCGAGCACCTCGACCAGCAGCGCGAGTTCATCGCCTCGTTCCTCAACGCCATGATGACCGTGCCGCGCGCTCTCTGGCAGCCGGCCTTTGTCGTGCTCGACGAGGCGCACCGCTACGCCCCGCAATCGGGGCCGGCCGGCAGCTCGCGCCGCGCCATCTGCACGCTGATGAGCCAGGGCCGGAAGCGCGGCTTCACCGGCATCCTCTGCACCCAGCGGCTCGCCAAGATCACCAAGGACGCCACCGGCGAGTGCAACACCTGGCTCGTCGGCCGGGTCGGGCAGGTCCTCGATCGCAACGCCGCGGCCAACAACCTCGGCTTCCCGCTCAAGAGCGACGAGGCGCTTGGTCTGCGCGACCTCGACCCGGGCCAGTTCTGGGGCTTCGGCGTCGCGCTCGGCAACAAGCCGACCCTCATCCAGGTCGCCGCGACCGCGAGCCAGCACCTCAAGCTCGGCGAGCGGTTCACCCCGACGCCGCTGCCCGAGGCCATCAAGCTCCCCTACGGGCTGTCGCCGGCCGGGAGGCTGCGTGTCGGCTACGCCGTCGCCAGCTTCCTCATCGCCATCGTGTGCGGGCTCGCGCTCATCCCGCACATGCTCTGAGAAACCCCGAAGCGCCCTCGCTATAGTCAGTCAGCACTTACTCACACCACGGAGAGAAGCCACATGGACCCGATTACCTCCTCGATCTTCGCCGCCGTCTTCAGCGGTGCCACCATCGGCGCTGCGGTCCTCTACAGCCGCTCGATCATCCGGAACGCCGACAAGGAGGCGCGGGCCTACGCCATCCGGGCCGAGAACTTCATCGACGGCCGCACGGTCGATGCGCTCGCCTACATCGAGCGGATCCGCGACGGCTGGCGCCGGTTCGGCCAGGAGCACGGCGTCAACATCCTCGCCCTGGCCGGCGAGCGCAACGTCCTCTCCGAGATGGTCGACGAGCTGCGCCAGGAGCGCGACGACCTGGAGACGGAGCTCGCCGCCTACAAGGTGGACTCGGTCGAGCAGGGCCGCATCGCTGACGCCTACGCGAAGCAGACCAAGCTCCTCGACGACGTGATCGACCACCTCACCGCCCAGCTCGGCGAGGCGCGGCTCACGGTCGTGCTGCCGGGCTACCTGGCCGAGGCTCACGCCGAGGCGCTGATCCGCATCGGCCTGCAGGGTCGCGTCTCGCGCGGCCCGGCGACGATCGGGCGCGCCGCCTGATGGCGCCGTCTCCGGCGTCCGCTCTCTCCCTGACGGCGCTGGAGATCGCTACCCAGTCCTGGCTCGCCGAATGGCGCCGGGCCTGGGTGCGGCTCCACCCGAACAAGGAGTGCCCCGTCCTGGCCTGGGAGACCTACAGCCGGGCCGAGCAGGGCTTGATGATGAAGGCGTGCAAGGCGGCGATCCTCGCTGCCCGCCCGGAGAACGTGCAGGCCGTCATCGAGAGGCGCGAGGCATGAGGCCAGACCACCCCGTCCTGTTTCTCGACATCGACGGGGTGATCCTGTCCGGCGAGGAGCTCTGGGGCTCCCGCGACCCGCGCTACATCCCCGAGTGGAAGATGCAGCTCCTCAACCTGCTGTGTCTGTCCACGGTCTGCCGGGTGGTCGTCTCCTCGACCTGGCGCAGCGACGACGGCCTGCGCGAGCGATTGATCGCCGGCGGCTTCGCGGGGCAGTTTCACGAGGACTGGCGCACCACGCGAGACTGGGTGCCGAACGAGCACCCGCGGGCCCGGCGCGGCTGCCAGATCCGTGAGTGGCTCGGCCGTCACCCAAGGACGCCCCGCTACTGCATCCTGGACGACGACTGCGACATGCTCCCCGAGCAGCGGCCGTTCTTCGTGAAGCCGCGCTTCGCCACGGGCCTGATGCGTGAGCACGTCGAGTCCGCGATCACCATCCTCAACGGCACGGCCGATCGGCACCCGAGCCTCTGGCCCGAGGTGCTGTGCGAGGTGGAGGCCATGGCGCTCGCCGCCTGACTTGTTCCCCATCCGTTCGGCTCTAGCTTGATCGGATGGGCCGTGATCCTGTTCCTCCGATCCTACTGGGCGAGGTCCGCGAGGCGGGTCTCGCCCTTTCCGTGCGCTGCCCGATCTGCAAGCACGAGACCGAGGTCCGTGCCGCGGACCTGGCGCTGCCCGACCATCTCGACATGGACGCCTGCGGCCACCGCCTGCGCTGCACGGGCTGCGGGAGAAGGGGAGGGCACACCGTCTACCCGGACCCGGCCGGCTGGGTGCGCTGGGTGCGGAAGAACGGCTGGCGCCATCGGGAGCCATGGTTCGCGCCCATGATCCGGCTCGATCCGTGAGCCTTGACTCCACGGCTACCATCAGTCACCACTGACTTGCCGCACGACGCCAACCGACACGTTCGCGCTGCGCTGCTACGTTGTCGCTATCGACAACACGCACACAGGACGTCAGTCAGCGATGACACACCAAGCTCTCCCCGAGGTCGGCACGCGGATCCGCCTGATCGAGATGCCGCATGACCCGAACCCCATCGAGCCGGGCACGCTGGGCACTGTCACCTCCGTCCACGAGAAAACGCGCCAGATCGGCGTGAAGTGGGACAACGGCCGCGGCCTCTTCCTCATCATCGGCGTCGACAAGTTCGAGGTCGTCACCCCGTTCCGCGTGGTCCTGATCGAGGACAACGCCTACGCCCGCTTCGAGGCATTCGTGGAGGCGACCGACGCTGACCAGGCGGCCGGCGTCGCCCGCGAGTTGGTGGTGGACGGCAAGGCCGACGGCAGCGGCCAGCACTTCCGGGACGAGGCCTACCCCTACGTCACCGACGTCATCAACCACGAGGGCGACGAGTGCGCCTTCAGTGAGGAGCATGGCTTCGAGGGCGTGACCGTCCCGGACCTGCTCAAGGCGCGCGACACCTGCGCCGACGTGATCGAGACCATCGACGAGTTCGCCGTCTCCTGCGAGCGCGCCCAGCACACGGACGTGGGCCTGGTCTGGGAGATCCTCAACGCGATCCGCACCAAGCTGCACGAGGCCCTGCCGAGGCACATGCAGGAGGAGGCGACCCGCTACCTCGCTGAGCTGTCGACCACGCCTCCGGCCGAGGCCGACGAGGAGGAAGCGGCCTGATGGCGACGATCCCCTGCGGCGCCTGCGGCTGCCACGAACACGCCGAGCTGCTCGCGCCCATGAAGCCGAGCGGCAAGTTGGAGTGCATCGGCTGCGCCGGCCCGGGCTGGCAGCCCATGACCTACAGCAGCATCGCCAAGAGCGTCTGCGATCACCTCACCCACCTCTACGACGACTGGATGGAGGAGGAGATCGGCCGCCGGGTGCAGCGGTTGAACCGCTACAGCGACGCCCTCGCACGCGCCTCACTGTCCCTACCGACAGCCCTAAGCGCTTGATCTAAAACAATAATTGTCAGTCAGCACTGACTTGGAAGAGGAGATTTCGATGCAGACCGCGATCAGCCCGAGCCAGAAGCAGGACGTGGATTTCGTGCTCTCGAAGGAGCGCGGCGACGACCTGGAGGCCAAGAACCAGGCCCTCTACCTCGCCGCCCGCATGGTGCTCTCGAACTGGGAGAGCGGCGACCTGGCCGCGGCTGTGCGCGAGCTCCAGGACGCGGTGGACGAACTCGACGACCATCACGACGACGTGGCTGCGATCGAGGCCGGCTGGGAGCGCCGCAACGGTGCCTGGACCCGCTTCGCGGCGCCCGGTGAGAGCCTCGACCCCGAGATCGGCGGCCGGGACATCTGGATCCTCGACGGCGTCATCCACGCCCTGAAGGCCGAGCACGCGCTCACCCAGGACGACTTCCGCAACCTGCCCCGCAACTGAGGAGGAGCCCCGATGAACTGGAAGCCCATCACCGCCGAGGCCTACGACGAGGCCCTCAACGCCGTGCCGCCGGCGATGCAGACCCGGCTCGGGTTCCTGGCCGGCGAGGCCGTCTCGGGCCGCGTCTGCAAGCAGGTGAACGAGGAGCGGGACACCTACCGCGCCTTCGTGAAGATCGGCGACGAGCACTTCGAGGCCAAGGACCCGATGACTCCGGGCGAGTTCCGGATCCTGATCCCGGCCGTCATCACAGGGCGCCTGTGATGACCTCGCGCCAGGTCCGTCGATACCAGGAGCGGGAGGCGACCAAGCCGTCTCGCATCATCAAGCACCAGGTCCGCCGCTCGGACCTGTTCCCGCGCCCGCGGGGCCTGCCGGAGGAGATGACCGCGGCCACCCGGCGCGCGGCCGAGGAGAAGGCCGCCCTGAAGGGCCGGTTCGACGGCAACTGCAACCGCACGGCCTGCCAAGAGCCGATCAAGGGCCGGAACTGGTGGAACGACGGCACGCGGGCCTACTACTGCACCCGCTGCGCGCACCTCATCAACGACTGGCCCCGGCACCGCGGTGAGCCGCTGATCTGCCGGCACGTCACGGAGCCGGTCCAATGAGCCGCTTCGTCACCGTCAGCAAGGAGCGGTTCTTCGCCTACATCGGGCCGCGGGACATCGTGCTCAACACCAAGCGCAACGAGGTGATCTGGGAGGCCCGCAACCGCACGGTCGTCGGACGGACCACGCCCGGCTACGCTTGCGAGCACGGGAGCACGAAGACCTACGAGCTGACCCCCGAGGCTTACGAGGCGTCGCGATGAGCGGCGACCACGAGATCTACTACGAGGGCGAGCGCATCGACTCCGTTCGCGCCGCCGAGATCGCCGAGATCCAGGCGCAGCAGACGCGGCGCTCGGCCGAGATCAACTGCCACGTTGTGCCGGGCCGGCGCTGGGGCAGGGCGGCTGTGGTGCTGACGCTGATGGGCGCCGGCTTCGGCATAGAGCACGAGCCGGTCCTGCGCCGCGATGCGGTCCGCCCGGCCAAGCACTGGGTGGCGCGCAAGGACTGGACCCAACGCGAGAAGAGGAGGCCGCGGCGGTGAGGCTCATCACCAAGGAGATCGTGAACCAGGCGATCCTGGTCGACCCGGCCGAGCACGACGGCATGGTGCTGAGCGCCAAGCTCATCACGCGCAACGGCGCCTACTCCTTCAGGAACGTGGTGCGGATCAAGGGTGGCGTCGCCTTCAACGTCCCGGAGACCGGCGAGATGGTGATGCTCGACGAGGAGGAGCTCATCGGCCTGTCCGTGGAGGCGAGCACGATCCTCCTGCACAAGCACAAGGTCGGCGCGCTGCCAGAGCTGCTGGTCTGGGCTGAGAAGCAGCGCGCGAGCGCACGCAAGCGCGCCCCATAGCGCAGGGATCGCGAGAATTGAGCGGTGAGCGCGTTCATGCGCTCGCACTTGTCTCGCATACGCGAGCGCGATCCCGACGCTCACAGACGCTCTGAGCGTGAATTTCAGATGCCACAAGCTGCCGCGCACAAGCGCTGATGGGGTCGATAGTGTCGATCTCGTCAGCAACACAGCGACGCGAGAGCGACATGAACATCGAAGACTTCCGCGCCACCTCCAAGCACTTCGACGCCTCTGACTTCGAGGCGCTGACGCACATGACGGTCGAGGGCCTGGTCGGCTCCAAGGCTGCGCCGCGCGCCGTGCCGCACCTCTACGCCTTCACGCGCAACAATGAGACGTGGGCCGTCGCCATCATCGAGATCGACGGCCGCTTCGAGTGGGGCTGGCACATGGGCGGCACCGACCACTCGCCCACGCTCGCCGAGGCCGAGGCCGGCCTCTTCGCCGAGCTGACCTGGAACGACGGCATGAACGCGGCCGAGGAGATCGCGGGCTGATGGATCAGCTCGCGGACCTCGTGCGCGAATACGCGCTGATCGCCGTCATGAACACGGCTTCCTACACCGAGGACGAGGGCGAGCTGGAGGATCTCCAGCACGCCGCCCGGTGCAAGGCGGAAGGGATCATCGCCCGCGGCCGGCAGGCGATGGAAGAGTTCGTAGACAGGGAGAGAAACTTCTGATGACCAACCTCGAAGACTTCCTCGGCGCCGCGCGGCAGCACGGCGCCGACGAAGACCCCGACCACGAGGTCGGGGATCTCCAGGACCTCCTGCGGGCCGCCTGGAACCTCATGAGCCCGGACCAGCGCACGGCGCTGATGCGGAGCGACCCGGTCCTCAACCTCGTGGAGGTGGCAGCGTGAGCAAGAAGATGTCCGCGGACAAGCTCGCCCTGCTCCTGCGCCAGCACTTCCTTACAGCGCCGCCGGAGCCACCCAGGGCAGGCACGGGCTCATGGCGAGACGAGCTGATCGGCGAGGGGTTGCTGGAACACAGCCCCGAGAGCCCGGCCAAGGGCAACTACGATCTCCGGCTGACCGAGCGCGGCACGGCCTATGTCGAGAGGCTTCTCGCCACCCCGATGCCTCGGCGCCGGTCGGACTCGAGGGTCGCGAAATGAGCGGGAACACCATGCCGGCCGGGCAGCTCCACCTGCTGCTCTGGCACTACTTCGCGCCCGAACCCTATCCGTGCCCGCGGAGCCGGTCGCACGAGGGGTTCATCGAGGCGCTCATCACCGAGGGCCTGATGGATTATGACCCCGAGCGGGAGCGGTTCGGCGACGACCGCTTCGTGCTCACGGAGAAGGGCAACGCCTACATCCAGGGGCTCCTGAAGATGCCGCTGCCGGTGCAGCGCTGGGTGATGGAGGCAGCGTGATGAAGCCGGAACTGACGCCCAACCTCTATTCGGGCGACCTGGACCTCAATGACCTCCAGGCGGACTACTGCGAGAACCTGATCCGTGAGGGCGCGGTCGACGTGCTCATGGGCAAGGAGATCGCGCCGGAAGGGCTGACGGTTCGAGCGGTGCTCTGGGCGAGCGACGACAGGCCCGATGATTCCTTCCCTGACATCGAGATCGTCCAGCTCGCCCCAGACATTAGCCTCGCAACCCGGCTGGTGCTCTCGCCCGAGCACGCCGAGGCGCTGGCTAAGGTGCTCCTGGAGCGAGTGGCGGACGCGAAGGCCAGCAAGTTCGTCACCTCCATGACGAAGGAGCTGGGAAGCCTGTGAGCGCCATCCCCGAGAACACCCTGGGCGGCCACATCAAGGCCAAGACCATGATCACCGACCACGCCGAGAAGCTCGCCCGGGCTCTCTTCGACGGCAAGCGGGAGCTGCCGATCAACGGCAAGCTCGTGGTGAGCCCGAGCTACGACGCCATGACCGCCCACGAGAAGACCATCGTGCGCGGCCTGTTCCTGAAGGCAGAGGTGAAGGAGAGGAAGGGATGAACCGCGACGCCGCTGACCTGATCGCCGACTTCGCCAGCGAGGTCGCCCTCAACCTCTACGCCATGAAGGCCCGGGACGGCACCTGGTCGCCGACCGAGAACGAGCTCCAGCTCCTCGAGCGCGCCCGCGGTCAGCTTGCGCAGATCGGCATGCACGTCCCGGCCATCGTAAACCAGGCTCTCCGGCAGAGGGTGGCAGCGTGACCCAGCCCAACAGCAAAGGCTTCTGGATCGCCGCCACCGGTATCGTCGCGGCCATCATCGTCGGCCCGCTGCTCTTGCAGAAGACGAGCGACACCGCCCAGCCGGCCATCCAGACCCAGCAGACCGCCTATGAGGGCGAGCGGCCGCCGCACCCGCTCGATGGCAAGCAGGGACGCAACGGCTCGGTTGAGGATATCCTCCAGCCGGACTGCAAGGCCACCTACGAGAAGTTCCGAGCCCTCAAGGCCGGTCAGTTCAAGAGCCACGTCCGACGGGTGATGAACGACTGCGAGGGGGAGCTGATCTCGGACAGCCGCATCGGTGGCACCCGCTACTCCACCTACCAGTGGCGCGGCGACGGCATCGCGGTGATGCAGATCGTGTTCAAGGACCGCGAGATCCTGAGCATCAACCAGTTCGGCCTCAAGTGAGGGAGCTAGAGACCCGGGGCTCATAGCCCCGACCCACACGAAGGCCATGGCGACCCATGGGCCATCTGGTGCGCTGAGGGGCGCTAGAAAGCCCCTACACAGCCAAGCTATGAGCAGAGCATGAAGCTCGCTCACCTCTCCCTCATCGCCGTCCTGGTGCTCCCCAGCCCATCCTGGGCCCAGACCAAGCCCTTCCCCGTGCCCAACCCGGGCCCGCACATCCTCAAGAAGGACCAGCCGGCCTGTCAGAACTTCCTGGACGCCGACGAGCTGGACGGCGCCTACAGGGCCGGCAGGCGGGATCAGATCCAGAGCATGTGGATGAGGTTCGGAGACCCCATCGTCGATGAGCGCGAGCGCCACTGCATCATGCTACGCAAGGGCACCGCGGTAACGGTTGCGGAACGCGTCACGGAATATGAGTGCCTCCGACACAAGGGGCAGGTGACGCGGCACTGCTACTGGACCCGCAACGTCTCAGGGACGCCTCGCGCCCGGACCCCGGTCTATGACGGCGGCGTCTACCTGCTGGACTGACGGAGAAGGCTCATGGACCCGGTGCGGCTGCGGGAGATGATCTCCACCGGCAGCCCCGGCCTGGCGGATTACGCGTTGCGTCGCGCGCTCCGAGCCCTTATTGGCACGCCCCCTCGCCAGAGGCCCCAGAGCCCCTACGCGATCCCAAACCTGGTGAAGGGGTTCGACAATGCCGAGGCCCTCATCCAGCGCGCCATGAGGCTGAGGACCGACGCATGGAACCCCACGACATCCGCACCTGCCTGGAGACCTTCAAGGAACGACCCGGCCGGGCCGACTACGCGCTGAGCGTGGCTCTGGTCCAGCTCACGTTCCTGGACACCCCGGAGGAGAAAGCGGCCAGCCCCTACTCGATCGGCCGGCTCACCGAGGGCCTCCCGGACCAGCACCAGATCATCATCCGGGCCCTGGAGCTGAAAGAGGAAGAGGCCTCGTAGGCCTGGTCCGCAGGCCTGCAGGCCATGGACAAACGCAGGACGTAGGCCGGACAGGATGTCCTGCTCCGGTCCAATACGACGTGAGCCCGATCCGGTCGGTTTGTCCCGTCAACGTCCTGCGGATGTCCGGTAAATGTCCTGTGTTTGTCCACCCCAAACGCGATTTTGCATCCAAACGGACAAATCCCGGGAGAGTCAGAAACGCGCGCTGAGACGCTCCCAGCGAACGAACGCGCACGCGCTCATCTCAGACTGAGGAACACGCTCACCAGCGCTCTCAAGCGATCCCCCGACACAGGGACGCTCACATGAGCATAGCGAGAGAGAGCACGCACAGAGCCCCGATCCCTAGAGCGAGAAGCACGATGCGCCATGAGAGGGGAGGGACCTCACGCACACGACACCCCTAGCGAGAAAGGCACTAGGAACGCACACCCATGAGAGACCGCTCCAGGGGTGAGAGAACGTAGGGAGAGGGAGCCCTTAGAGAGACAGGGGAGGGGAGAGGTGAGCCCCATGAGCGTGTGTCAGTGGGGAGTGAGCCTCTCAGAAGAACGCATCAGGCCGGCCGCGACCCACACTCTCCACACCCACGGGAAAACCAGCCTCGGTGCCCCGCATGACAGCGACACGCGGACCGGGTATCTCTGTCAGCATCAGTCGAGCGCGTAGGCGGCGCTCCTGCTCTCTGAGCGGCTGTGTTGTTGACGCTTCGACCGGTCCGGCGAGAACGCGGTGCCTCCGCGAGTCCTTGACCCGGACCGGTCGCGGTCACACTCCAAGCCCGAAATCAGGAACGGCCAGGGGCCCCTCTCGGCCCGGACCATGGAAACCCATGGGGCACGCCCGCGGGTGTTCCGGTGCCTCTGTCCCTACACCTCTCCCATGGGAAGCCCCGTGGGTGTCCCGGACCGTTGGATATCCAAGTCCGTCGGCCTGTTCTTAAAACCTATTAGAGATAGTAGGTATATACATACAGGCCGATGGCGTTTTTCCGAGTTGGATATCCCGGAACACCCGCGGGGCTCCGCCCCATGGCATCCCACGGATCTCCTCGGAACACCACGGGCGCCCGCGGCACCCCATGGGACGGCCTCTTCCGACATATGTAAAGCACACGCGCGTATAGGCCATGGTCTTTGAGGCAGTGTCGTAAGTCCCACGACGCGCCATTAGCATCCGGTCTGTGGGATCATCATAGTCATTCTTGTCGAAACGAAGCGCAGTGCTTCACGAAACAAGGAGTTCGACAGATGGCCCGCAAGACCTCTTCCAAGAAGATCGCCGCCCAGTCCGTCCTGACCGCCAACGATTACGGCGCCCACATCTCCGACTACACGGACCACATGCGTCGGGAGGACCGCGCCGCCTCTCTCACCCAGACCTTCGCGGCCGAGACGCTCACGGACGATGCGGACCTGGACGCCGCCCTCGCCACCCTCGAGGACATCCGGTCCGACGAGGCCGAGGCAGAGGTCCTCGCCCACGAGGCCACCGAGACGGTCCTCGAGGACCAGGCCACCGAGAGCCCCGAGACCCTCGAGGAGACGGTCGAGCGGGAGGACGCCGCCCAGCGCAGCTTCCGGGAGCTGATGAACGCCCACGACGAGATCGCGGTCCAGGGCATGACCGCCCGGATCACCGCGGCGATCGACGCCCGCTCCGCCTTCGAGACGGAGAAGCACGGGAGCCACCACAACATCCACAAGACCCTCAACAAGGTCCGCAAGGCGCTGATGTGGAAGGACACCTCCCGCGTGATGCTCGCGGCCCAGGTCGACCCCTCCTTCATCAACCGCACGCTCCACGACGGCTCCCGCTACAACGTCTACGCGGTCGACAAGGTCGCGGACGCGGTGAAGGGGATCGCCGACGGGGTGATCTCCAACGCGATCAACCGGGCCTGCATGGTCTCGCTCTTCCAGATGCGCAAAGCGGGGCTGCCCTTCACCGGTGAGGTCGCGAAGGCCTGCGCCTCCGACAAGCACCACATCGACCTCGCGATCCGCAAGCACCTGCTCCGGCACACGGTCAGCGCCTCGACCGCGCCGACCCAGGCGAGCTCCACGATGCAGGCCCTCGAGACCCTCGGGATCGTCAAGCGGGAGGGCTCCTCGCGGAACCCGACCTTCACCCTGACGGACAGCCCGATCACCAAGCGGCTCGAGGAGGTGCTCTTCCAGAAGGCAGCCTAACACCGAGAGGGGAGGGGAGCCCGCGAGGCTCCCTTTCTCTCTGGCTCGGATCCACCATGGGATCCAGGAACGGCTAGGGGTTCCGGTCGGAGAGGCTCCCATGGCCGGCCATGGTGGGAATCACGGTCACGCGAACGCCACGGCCGGCCATGGGATGAGGCCTAGGCCAGGCCTGGTCCATCAGGCCACGGCCTACCATGGAACCCCATGGGAGACGGACCCCGCGCCCCGGACCGCCCATACCGGGATCCCCGCTCCCACAGAGCGTCTCCCGTAAGTATCCGCCCCATAAAGCGCCAAGCAGATCCTTCGGTCTTCCGCGCACAAGCTCGTCACGACTTGATAGAACAGTCTCGTCAACAACGAAGCGCAGCGCTTCACCTAGTCGAGAGCAAGTCATGACCAAGTTCATCGCTTCCGTCGCCCGTCGCTTCGCTGAGTGCGCCGACTACCTCGACAGCCTCCAGACCGAGACGCGCGACATGCAGCGCGCCCACGCCCGGGAGATCACCGCCCAGGCCCGCTCGAACCTCCTGAGCCTCTCCCAGCTCCTCGACGCCGAGCGCAACGTCGTCACGATGGGCCAGGCGACCCGGGCCGCGAGCTACGCGCACCGCACCGCCCGCGTCGAGCGCAACCGCCTCCGCGCCCGTGCCCGCTTCCAGAAGGAGATGCTCCGCGAGGAGCAGTTCTGATCCCAGTCACCGCGCCCGCGTAGCGCGAGGGGCAGTCCATCCCGGGCTGCCCCTTCTTCGTGTCGGGCAAACCCCATGGGAGCGCCAGGGACGCCCACGGGAGCCTCCGGAGCACCATGGACAGCTCCGAGACCCATGGAGCCGCTCCTGGGCCAATTCTGGGGCTTCCTGGGGCTGATCCCATGGGGCACCGTGGGTCGCCTCGGGCCACCGTGGGGCTGGACTCTTCCGGCTGCGGATTTTAGGAACGGCTAGGGGCCCCGCTTGGTAGGTAGCCATGGGGTCGCTCCCATGGGGCGCCATGGGGCGGAAGCGTCGGGCACGACTCGATCGAGCCCGAGCCCATCGGGCGTGATTCGATCGACCCCAATTGAATTGACCCCAATCGAGTTGTGCCCAATTCGATTGCGCACAATCCATCCTGGCTCCACGGAGTTCCGCTCGCCCGTCGAGTGGCATTTCCGCACTCCGCACGAGAAAGTGCGTCCCATCAAAAATAATCACCTCCCGCTGACTTTTTCGCTCTGTTCTCGCTTTGTGCTCTTGAGCCGATCTGCCGACTCTGTATTCTCTCAATCGTCAGCAACACACACACAGAGAGACACAGTCATGACGAAGCTCAACAACGCTCAGAACGAAGCTGTCGCGAACTACAGCGTCGCTCTTCAGACGTCGATCGCTGCTCGCAAGTCTTATGAGATTGAGTGCAACGCTGAGAACACGAACATTCAAAAGACTCTCGACAATCTCGCGATTGATTTCTCTCACGAAGCTGTCGTTAAAGTTATGCACAGCGCAAACGTCGACGCTAACTTTATCAATCGTCAAGAGCGTCGCAACAAGCGCTTCAACGTCTATAGCGCTCAGAAAGTCGCTAACATTGCGCGCTCTGCTGCTGCTGCTGATACGCTCAACAATTACACGCGCTGCATTTTCTTGACTGCTCTTAAGCTCACGAAAGCTAACATGACGATGACGCACAAAGATGCACAAGCGTCGCTGTGTGTTGATCTGCGCGCTGACGCTGCAAAAGCTCAACATATCGTGCGCTATGCTAAGACTGTTGCAGCGAATACTGCTGACACGCAAAGCTCTAGCAGCATTAACGCGCTGCAAATGTTCGACGTTCTCAAAGAAACGCGCGATGAACGCAATGAAGTTGCATATTCGCTCAATCTGAGCGCTGCAACGACGAAGCGTCTAGCTAAAGCTCTGAGCGTCGCGCTCTAAGCGTCTAGCAAGCTCACTGAGACGCGCGAAGCGTCTCAGTGAGCAGATCTAGCTCTGAGACGCGCGAAGCGTCTCACCGACGCGCTAATGCGATTTTCTCGCACGCTGTTGATAAGTCACCGGTGACTTGACCCCCTGTCGGGGGCGTGCGACAAGTAATCGTCAGCAACACAGAAGCGAGTTAGACAGATGACCCTCTCCGATATCGCCGAGATGAACGCCGAGACCTTCGCGCTCCACTACACTTTCAAGCGTCGTGTCCTTCGGGCCATACGTCACTTCTTCGCCACAGATTGCGATTACTGAGGGGCGTGTCCGACCTGCCACTGTAGCGGGTCGGACACAGTGCGAAGTCCTAGGGATTTCGCACGCCCTCGGAGGCTATGCCACGGGTTGCCGCGCACTCCCCAGATCGACCCTTGGCGGACGGTAGCCGCTCAGTTGGAACTGAGCCTTGGTGGACGGTCGAGCGGATCTCAGGCTCCCGGACCTTGGCTCTCGGTTCTCAGGTTCTCAGGATCTCGACGCTCTGGCCCTTGGGGCGCGAGCCCGCTCGGCTTCCGCCCGCTGGCGCGGGCGTCACCTTCAGGCTCGCTCAGCGTCCCTGGATCGCCTTGCCGAGCTGCTGCTCGATCACACGGTTCATCTCGGTCCCGGCCTTCATGGCAGCCGCCCCGAGCTGGTTGAGCGTCTTCCCCAGCTCCGAGACCGGCACCTTCGCGCCCGTGAGCGCCTTGGTGAGGTCCTGGCTGGCCTTGGTGGCGAGCCCCAGCGTCGAGACAGCGGGCGCCGTGGTCGCCGGCTTCAGGAGCGGGGAGGGGCCCAGTCCCGCGGGCCGGGCGAGCCGGTGGAAGCGCGCCTCGGCGTCCACGAGCTCCTTGTTCTCGACCCCGTAGGGGATGAAGTTGTCGAAGTCGAAGAGCTCCTCGTGCTCGTGCGGCTCGACCACGGCCGCGGCCCAGTCGTAGCGGCAGGTCTTCTTGTCGGGCAGCACGGTGCGGTTGGCGTATTCCGGGACCGTCTGGTGCAGCGTGTTGGTGATCTCCGAGACGTCGAGGTAGCGCGAGAAGGTCGCCTCGAAGCCTGCGACCCGGACCTCGGTGGCGAGGCCCTGCGTGTGAACCCCGTCCTCGTCCTCGATCACCAGGTCGCCGGTATCGGCCATGAACACGAGCGGCTCGTCGGCCGGCACCTTCCGGGCGTTGATGCCCGACAGCCAGCCGAGCAGCCGGTTGGTGTGATCGCAGCGGACCTCGAGGTGATCGTGCGGCGCCCGGGTGCCCTTGATGGGAGCGGTGCTGTAGGGGGCGATCGCGGTGCTGGTCGACGTCACCCAGTTCGCGGGGCTGCCGAACAGGTCGAAGCTCATCGCGCGTCCTCCTCGAGCATGGCGGCCGCCTCACGCGAGACGGCCGTCCAGTAGCAGATGGTGAGGCCCTGGGCGGTCATCGCAGCCCGGAGCCAGAAGTCCGCCCAGCGCATCATCACGCGACCTTCCGCAGCACGCGCGAGAGCCACTCGGTGCGGCGCGCCTCGAGTTCCTTCAGGGCGTCGAACACGGCCCGCTCCAGGTTACGCAGACTCACGCCATCGTTCTGGATCGTCACGTCCACGACGCTCGGGTCGTAGCGGTCGAACGCGTAAGGGGAGGGCGGGGCGTTCGGGCTGACGATCTCGATCACGACGCCGCCGCGCTCCCGGAAATAGGCGCCCTGGTCGCGGCGCGTGGAGCCGAACGAGAACGAGCCCGGCTTGTCGGCGACCAGGCGCTCAGCCAGGAACGGCATCGCGTGTGGGCCGAGCAGCGCCTCGAGCTGGTTGCCGATCTGGCCGAGCAGGTCGCGGACGATCCAGTCCTTGCCGGCGAGATGCACGGTCTCGCGCTTGCCCTCCTGGGTGCGGACCTGGTCCCAGGTGAGGCCCATGTGCTCGACGGCGATCGCGCGGATCACGTGGCCGTCGTCGACCGGCTGCACGCCGTAGCTGTCGCGGAGGATCTGCTGGACGGTGCTCTTGCCCGAGCCCGGGTTGCCGCACAGCGCGATGTAGCGGGGGATGGTGACGTCGTGTGTCATGTCAGTGCTGACTTATGTTGCAGGGCACACTAAGCCCTTGGTGGGAAACGAGAAAACCCCGCGCTGCTAGTGCAGACGGGGCGGTGACTTCTCGGCGTTCGCGGCCCTGCTCTTGGTCAGGATCGCGTTGATCCGCTCGAGGTTCGAGCGCAACCGCCGGTTCTCGGCTTCCAGCGCCCGGATGCGGGCGTCCTGGACGTCGTAGGACGACAGGGCGTGCCCACGCTCATCGAAGAGGTGAACCGGGTCGACGAGGCGCGGCTTCTGGCTCATGGGGCTCTCTATAGGGATCAGGCTGCGCGCTTCGTCGCCGAAACGAGGTGCCAGGGGTGGTCGGCCCCGGCCTTCAGGATGCCCTCCCGGAAGCCGTCGGTGCCCTCGATGATCGCCCGGCGCTCGCGGGCGTGGCCCTGCAGGTGCGAGTTCGGGCCGGTGGTGTAGTCCGAGACGAAGAAGATGTTCGGCCCGGTCTTCTTGCGCCGAGCGCCGCGGCCGATCCGCTGCCGGAGCGCGACTTCCGCCTTGCCGCCGCCGGCGAGCTGCACGAGACCCACGGCCGGCACGTCCACGCCGACGTCGAGGATGGTCGTGCCGATCAGCACGTCGATCTCGCCCCGAGCGAGCTGGTCGAGGGCGCGCTTGCGGGCCTTCTGGTCGTCCTCGCCCTTCAGGAACACGACGCGCAGGCCCGCCTTGCGCATCAGCTCGACCAGGATGTCGCCGTGGGCGGTGCGCTGGATCAGGGTCATCACCGGCTGACCGAGCGAGGCCGCCTTCTTGGCCTCGGCCACGATCGCCTGGTGCATCACGACGTTGTTGACGTAGCCCATCGTGTAGGCGCGCTGGTAGGGCGTCGACTTGAACAGGCCCTTCGGCGTCGGGGTGTCGACGAACCGGAAGTAGGGCTTCGCCAGGATGCCCTTGTCGATCAGCTCCTTCTCCGTGACCTGGATCAGGATGGGGCCGAAGGCGGCCATCAGGCGCATGTTGTCGGCGGCGTCGGCGCGCATGAACGGGGTCGCGGTCAGCGCCAGGCGGTAGTGGGCGTTCCGGCAGTGGCGCATGATCTCGAAGTAGCTGGTGCCGCCGACCTCGTGCGCCTCCTCGCCGATCACCAGCTCGATCATCTCCAGGAACTTGATGGTGCGCGCCCGCAGCGTCATCTGCTGGACCGCGCGGGCGGACGCCTCCTTCGCCATCTCCTCGTCGCTCGGCCGGGCCGCGATCTGGTTGCTCTCCAGCTTGTCGAGCGCCAGCGCGATGTCCCGGGGCTTGGCGCCGTCACGCTTCATCCGCGCCTTGAGCTGGGTCCGGGCCTTCTCCTCGGCGGCCGCGCGCCGCTCGACGCCCTTGATGAGCTCCTTGGAGACGTCGGTCTCCTCGAGCCGGGCGACCAGCGTCTGCACCATCGCGCAGTTGACGCCGCGCACCGGGCTCCACTCGCCGTCGCCGATCAGCCCGACCTTGAAGCCGGCCTCCCGGAAGCCGTCGGCCATCTGGTGCATGAGCACGCCGCGGGTGGTGATGAACAGGGTCGGCCGGCGGATGCGCGCGACCGCGAGCTTGGAAATTTTCGACTTTCCTCCACCGGTGGCCACCTGCGCGATGCCGCGCCCGTGCCGGAGGAGCTGCCGGATCGTGCGCATCTGGTAGTCGTAGTCGGGATTGTCGTTCCCGAAGGCGTCCACCTGTGGGTCCTCGGGGCCGAGCGGCTCCGGCAGGGGCTTCTTGACCAGGTGGACCTTGTGGCCGGCCCGGGTCAGCTCCGCGTGCAGCAGGTGCGCGAAGCCCGCGGGGAAGGTGTGCTTGAGGTTCGAGAAGAACGAGGAGCGGCCGTTCCACTGGCCGTTGCCGGCGCCCGAGAACTCGGCGCCCTCGACCACGTAGGACAGGGTCTTGTGGGCGAGCGCCTTCACCGCCTTCGACGGGTTCACGAGCTGGGCGTTCACGACGCCCACGGCCATCTGCACCAGGTCAGTCACGGCTGATTTTTTCCTCCTGTGAGGCGTTGACAAGTCAGTAAGCGCTGACTTACCACATCCTCCCATGCATCCCAAGTCACTCCAGATCGCGCCGTCCGAGCTCCGGCCGAACCCGTGGAACTCCAACCACGTCGCGCCGGACAACGAGGCCAAGCTCACCGCCTCCATCCGGCAGCGCGGCATCGTGCGCCCGATCCTGGTGCGCGAGACCGACACCGGCCTGGAGATCCTGGGCGGCGAGCATCGCTGGAAGGTCGCGACCGATCTCGGTCTTCCCCTGGTCCCGGTGCTGAACTTCGGCCCGATCGACGAGGACGAGGCCAAGAAGATCGGCCTGATCGACAACACCCGCTACGGGCAGGACGACGCCAGCGAGCTGGCGCTGCTGCTCAAGAGCCTGGGAGACGTCGAGGGCTTTCAGGAGACCATGCCTTTCACGGACGAGGAGCTCACGTCGATCTTCTCGTCTTCGACTATAGCGCTGGAGGACTTGGATTTAGACGAGACCGAGTCCGAAACCGCAACGGAACACGAGACCCCGGTCGCCACCGCCCCGAAGACGCACGCCATGATGCGCTTTCAGGTGCCGCTGGCCGACGCGGAGCGCCTGACCGACCTCATCACCCGCACGGCCAAGCGCCAGGGTTTTGACGCCGGCACCGCCCTGATGAACGCGGGCGACGCGCTCTGCTTCCTCCTCCTCGGCGCCGCCGTGCCACCCGTGCCCGGCGCCGAGGAGGAAGGCTCCGAGGGTGACGTCCCCGAAGACGATGCCTTCGGAGAGCCGCTGTGACCGGCATCCGCATCGAGCCGCGCTTCCCGGAGTGCCGGGAATGCACTCACTGCGACGTGACGCGGCTCGTGCGGGCCTGCCTCGGCTGCAAGGCCGGGGAGAATTTCGACCCCAAGATCGACGACGAGGAGCCCAGCGAGGCGGCCCTCTACGGCATGCTGAGGGAGTGGACCCGTGACGACGCCTAAGATCGACCTCTCGAAGCTGGTCGTGGAGCACTGGCCGGTCGCGGACCTGGTCCCCTACGCCAAGAACGCCAAGAAGCACTCGCCGGCCACGACCAAGAAGCTCGCCGGCGTCATCCGCGCCCGGGGCGTCTGGACGAACCCGATCGTCGTGCGCGGCGAGACCAAGGAGATCATCAACGGCCACGGCCGGCGTCTGGCGGCGATCGAGCTGGGAATGCTCACCGTGCCGGTCGTCGTGCTCAAGGGGCTCACCGATGCCGAGGCCGACGCGCTGCGGCTCTCCGACAACCAGGCGGTCAACACCGACGTCGACACCGACCTGCTGCGCCAGGGCCTCGCGGCGCTCGCCGAGGATGGCGGCATCGAGATGAGCAGCCTCGGCTTCGACGAGCGGGAGCTCGACTTCATGGTCGAGGACCCGGGCGAGATGCTGGACGAGGCGTTCGTCGATGACATCGGCGAGGCCGTCCAGGAGCAGCAGACCGAGAACGCCGCCAAGGCCGCGGCCGTGGACGACGCGCCGGCCCGGCTCGGCGAGGTGTTCGGCTTCTCCAAGCTGTCGGTCGCCGACGGCCGGCGCGTGAAGGCGTTCATGGCCCGGATCGAGGCCGAGACCGGCAAGAAGGGCGCGGAGGCCTTCATGGGCTTCCTCACCGAGTTCGGCATCTGAGGTAAGTCAGGACTGACACACCCATGAGCGATGCCCTCAACGACCTGCGCAAGAAGTATTTCACCGAGGTGTCGGCCGACCCGGACGCCCCGAAGGTGTTCCACATCTTCACCCGGGCGCCCTACGAGCCGCCGCCCGAGGAGGCTGAGACCGAGGAGCTGCCCGAGGGCACGGTCGACACCGAGAGCCTGAAGGTCGTCACCGGCCTCGTCGAGGACTTCGAGGAAGGCCTCACCCGCGGCATCGCGGCGATCACCTGGAACGAGGCCGACAAGGTCTTCGAGGCGCACGTCTCGCTGCCCATCGGGCTCTCGGTCGCCGACGGCGCCGCCCGGATGCTCGGCTCGCTCAAGGTCCTGGAGCGGAACCTCACCGACCTCTGCGAAGGCAAGGTCGAGGTGCTCTCACGCATCGGCTCGCCGACGGCGGCCGCCTTCGAGGCAACCGACGCGCCCGTCTACATCGACATGGACGCCGAGGACCCGGACCTGGACCCGGAGGACGGCGCGTGACCACCTACACCATCTCCAAGAGCTTCACCTCGTCGGTGGAGCGCACCCCGCGCGTGCTCGAGGTCGCCGAGGGCTTCGGCCTGGGCCTCTCCGACAAGGAGTTCGTCATCTACGACGGGCTCCAGGTCGACGTGGCCGCCGGCGACGTCGTCTACATCACCGGCCAGTCGGGCTCGGGCAAGTCGCTGCTCCTGAAGGAGCTCGCCGCCCAGATGCGCGCCGGTGGCCTCAAGGTCGCCGACCTCAACGAGATCGTCCTCGATGACCGCCCGGTGATCGAGCAGGTCGGCACCTCCATGACCGACGCGACGCACCTCCTGGCGCTCGCCGGCATCTCGGACGCCTGGATCTACATCCGCAAGCCGTCGGAGCTGTCCGACGGCCAGCGCTACCGCCTGAAGCTCGCAAAGGTCCTCGAGTCCGGGGCCGACGTGTGGATCGCCGACGAGTTCGGCGCCGTGCTCGACCGGGTCACGGCGAAGGTCGTCGCCTTCAATAGCCAGAAGGTCGCGCGCCGGCAGGGCCGGACGCTGATGGTCGCCACGACCCACACCGACCTGACGGCCGAACTCGCCCCCTCCCTCACCCTGACCAAGCGCTTCCGCGAGCGGGTCGACATCGAAAAGGCAGCAGCATGAACATCGGGGAAGCCGTCGAGGCGATGAAGGCCGGCAAGCGCGTGGCCCGCGCCGGCTGGAACGGCAAGGGGATGTTCCTCTTCCTGGTCAACGGCTCGACCTTCAAGGTCAACCGGCCGCCGCTGCTCGGGATCTACCCCGAGGGCACGGAGATCCGCTACCACGCCCACGTCGACATGAAGACCGCCGACGGCCAGGTCGTGCCGTGGCTGTGCTCGCAGACCGACCTCCTGGCCTCCGACTGGGAGATCGTGTCGTGACCTGCGTCCTGCTCATCCGCCCGCGCGGGCCGCACACCAGCGTGCAGGCCCAGGGCACCCACTTCGTCGAGACCAGCGTCGACCAGCTCACGGTCAAGGCGTCGGCCCGCTCCGCGATCATGACGCTGTCGATCGGCGCCATCGTGCTCGAGGACCTGCGCTTCGAGGACCTCGACGAGCCGATCCGCCGAGTGCTCATCACGGGCGCCTCCGGCTCGAGCTGCCCGATCGTGACCCGCTGGACCACCCCGCGCACCGGAAACGCCCTATGAGCCCGCGCAGCCCGAAGGAAGCGCTCCTGGGGCTCGCCCTCGGGGCCGCGATCATCGTCGCGCTCCTGGTCGTGCAGAGCTTGGGAGCGCACTGATGCGTCTGACCTGTGTCTTGATGGATATAGATGGAACCCTCGCGAACGCCGAGCACCGGGTCCACCTGATCCCGCGCGACGGCACGCCGTCCCACGAGGTCGGCCCGGCCTGGCAGGCGTTCTTCGACCGGTCGCACCTCGACACCGTCAACGACGAGATCAAGACCCTCAACAACGCCATGCACGCGGTCACGACCGTGTTCATGGTCACTGGGCGGCCGGAGACCGACCGCACGAACACGAGCCACTGGCTCCGCCAGAACGGCATCCGCTTCAACGGCCTGTTCATGCGGCCCGCGGGCGATCGCCGGCCCGACACCGTGGTCAAGAAGGAGGTCCTCGAGCACATCCGTGACCTCGGCTACGAGATCCTGTTCGCCGTCGAGGACCGGGCGAGCGTAACAAAGATGTTTCGTGAGAACGGGGTGCGCTGCCTCCAGGTGTGCGAGGGCGATTACTGATGCGCGCCCCTGTGCAGGAACAGCCCGCGGATTGCGCTGGGGAGCTCCCTGGCAGCGTCCGCGCGTATCAAGCGCCCGAGACACTGATCGAGCGCTGCGCCCAGCCAGCGCCCCGTTTTTCGCTCATCGACGAGATGTTCGTGGAGCGCGGGTCCAAGGCGGACTGGGAGCTCCTGCACGACCTGCACTACAAGGCCGAGAACCTGCCGATCGGGCCGCGCTTCTGGAAGCTGACGCTGCACGGCGAGACCATCGGCGTCCTGGTCACGGCCAACCCCAAGGGGCTCCTGAAGGAACGGCACATCGCCTTCCCGAAGCTGAAGCCGGGCGGGTCCGAGACCAAGCTCACCAACACCGACCGCTACGTCTGGGTGAACCGCA